GGCGTAACAGGTACAGGTGTTTTCCCTCAAGCCCCTGTGACAGGAAGCATGGCTACTGGCTTGCAGACTGCAGGTTTATCTGCTGTACCTGAAACAGTGCAAGCTAGACCTGACTACACTGGCACAACTATGGCTAATCTAACATCACAGTCCCAACAGGGTTTTGGTGGTATGCGTACCTACGAAAATAAAGCTACTGGTCAACAGATAATGATAACAGTAGATGCTTCAGGTAAGCCTATGACGTATGTACCCCCTGGATTTACGCTTAAGCAAGGCATGTACAAAGGTGGTGCTGTACAAGGCTATGCTGAAGGTGGTTCAACCGACAGGATGCTGGAAGCTAAGTTTCGCATTGCAGAAATGAATGGTTACTCTGGACCTAAAACTAATGCGTCTCTTAATGCCTATGCAAATGCTAGCCCTGCTATGACTGCTAAATTTAATGCTATCGGTGCCTCTATGAATAAGGGTGGTATGGTTAAATTTTTTGATGAAGGGGGTGTAGTTGATCATGCTCATCCTCATGACGGTTGGCAAAGTGCTACAGTTTCTGATGCAGATGCAGCAAATACCGCACAAGCAGATCAATTTCAAAGTATGCAACAAAACTTAGTTGCACAAACCATGCAACCTATGCAGTCTAATGTGGGTATGATACAACCTCAAGCTGCAGACTTTATAGGCTCTACTGCAGGTCAAGCAACAGCTGTTGCACCTATGGCTCAAGTTGCGCAAGTGGGTAGTGTTCAGCAAGCACAGATGCCTATGATGACTCCCTCTGCTACATTTGATTCGTTAGCGGTAGCCCCACAAGTAGCAGCTGAAACAGCTTCTATGCAGGCTGCTCAAGGTACAGTATCAGATCAAGCTCAGACCACAGCACAGCAACAACTTACATCCGGTGTCACTGGTATGTCTGCTGCTCAAGGTACAGCCACTATGGTTAATGCCCCTGCTGCACGTGAAATACAGTCAGGTGAGATTATCTCTGGTGTAGCTGATGCTGAGAAGGCTGCTACATTTAATGAGCAGATCCAAGCGGCTACTGCTACACCTTCTGCACAAGCTACTGTAGCAGGCCAACTAGAAGGTCTCATGCAACAGTTTGAAGGTGGTGCAACACCTACATGGGCTGCTGGTTCCATGAGAGCAGCTACAGCTACGTTAGCTGCCAGAGGTCTTGGTGCTTCTAGCATGGCAGGGCAAGCAGTTATTCAAGCTACAATGGAAGCTGCAATTCCTATTGCTCAAATGGATGCACAAGTACAGGCACAATTTGAAGGTCAGAACTTGTCAAACCGTCAAGCACGTGCTATGCTATCTGCACAACAACGTGCTCAGTTTCTTGGCATGGAGTTTGATCAAGCTTTCCAATCCCGTGTTGCTAACTCAGCACGTATTGGTGACATAGCTAATATGAACTTTACTGCAGAACAAAACGTTGCTCTTGAGAACTCTCGTGCTGCTAATACCATGAACCTTAACAACCTGTCTAACAGTCAGGCTATGGTAATGGCTGAAGCTGCAGCTTTGTCTAACTTAGACATGGCTAATCTAAATAACCGGCAACAGTCTGCTGTACAAAATGCTCAGAACTTTATGCAGATGGACATGACTAACTTGTCCAACCTACAGCAAACTCAAATGTTTAGGGCACAACAAAACATTCAGTCTATGTTTACTGACCAAGCTGCAGAAAATGCTTCTAAACAATTTAATGCTGCTAGTGAGAACCAGACCAATCAGTTTTTTGCTAACCTATCTGGTCAGACTTCACAATTCAATGCTTCTCAGCAGAATGCAATGGATCAGTTCAACGTCAACTCAGTCAATGCTCTGCGTGAGTTTAACTCTGAGATCCAGCAACAGCGTGACTTGTTCAATGCACAGAATGGCCTTGTGATAGCACAGTCTAATGCCCAGTGGCGTCAGAACTTAGCTACACTTAACACAGCCGCTCAGAATGATAGTAACAGAGAATTTGCTGCCACTATGAATGGTTTGACTGCTGGTAACTTAGAGCAGATATGGCAACGTGAACGAGACATTATGGACTACTCTTATAGAACTGCTAAAGACCAACAAGATCGTGCTCTTAGTATTGTACTTGCCGATAAAAAATATGAAGAGTATGCAAAGGTAAGGGCTGATGATGAGGAGACCAATATGTTCGAGTTTTTCACAACCAAAATCTTAGGTCTTAAGTAAGGAATAAAAACGTGGCAGAGTACACAAAAATTTTAAATACCGCTAGGGAACAAGCAGATGCTAGACTAGCACCAGTAAGTAATAGTTCTTTTCAAAATACACTTGATGAGGCCGGGGATAGTAATCTACTTAGGCCAAGTAATCGTGGGTTGATGGCGGCTAAGGTACCTTCGGTTGCTTTTACTGGCAGAACTTCTATTGCTGACGAGGTTGAAGAAGATGACTTCTTAACCAGTTACTTTAATCGTCTACGTGAGCAGAACAAAACTACTAAAGCTGAGGTGCAAAAATACTTTGATGATAACCCTGAAAGTATTGCTGTTGAGGGTAGGGAAGCAGAGTTTGTTGGGGGGTTTAACCTACCTAAAAATCTAGTTGGTAAAAGAGGGACTGAGGATGTAGAAGTTGCAAGCCAATCTTACTTTAACTCCGACATACTAGATAGAAAATACGGCGGTAACTCTCGTGAAGCTGGTGATGTTTCTCTTGAGGTACAGCAAAGAGTTATTAAATCAATCATAAATGAGGGTTCTAGAGTAGGACTAAGTGACAAAGAAATTGCAATTGCTTTAGCAACAGCCAGGCATGAATCAGGTTTTAATCCAGATGCATCTGCAAAGTCTAGTAGTGCAACAGGCATTGGGCAATTTATCAACGATACTGGGACTGCCTACGGAATTAAAGATACTAACCGTTGGGATATGGATACGCAAGTAGATGCTTTAGTAAATCACGTATATGATAATGCTAAGCTTGCCCGTAAGAAGGGTTATGGAGATGAGTACATCTACGCTCTTCATCATGATGGCCCTGCTCTTGATAGAACTGGCTTAAGTAAATCAAAAGAACTTGTAATGCCATATGTAAGTGGGTACCTAAAATTAATTAAAGAGTTCAGAGGAAACTAGTATGTTTAACGCACCGATACCAGGACAGTCACTTACTTCTGAGCCTAGAAACTATCCTTGGGAAAACCCACCTGAGTTTCCTGATGCAGAAGGAGCACTGTTGTTCCACATGGACAGGCTAAAAAAGCCTGACATAATGGAAGCTGTTGCAGGACTTCTAACCCTAGGTCTCGATGTTGTAACTCTTACAGAAGGTATCTTGAGAGGTGGTGTTGCTGATGGTCGTCACAGTATAGATATATCTATGTTAATTGGGCCTATTGTACACGAGTATATTGTAGGGGTAGCGGACGCTGCTGGGATTGATTATGACGAGGGTCTTGAAGAAGAAGAGATGGATCTAGAAAGAGTTAAGTACTCAGTCAGATCTAAAGAGGCCAAGAAGATCTTGGAAGAGATTAAGTCTGATGAAGATATAGATTTAGGTGATATGGAATCTGACATGCCAGAAGGAATGGACATGCAAGAGGATACTGCGGATATTCTTGAAGAAGAACTTGAAGATATGGTAGTAGAAGAAGAGAAGCCGATGGGCTTAATGTCTAGGGGGACTGTCTAATGGGTATGTGGAAGGGTATAAATCAGGGTAATAAAGCATATGAAGCTAATCTGTTAGCCGAAAAGAACATACAACTTTCTGAAGATGAACTTGATATCCGCAGGAGAAATTCTGACAGAGCTGATAAAAAGTTTGAATCAGAGGAGACTATGAGACAAGTAGAGATGGCTACACTTATTAGGAATAATTTAGGTGGCTCATTTTCCCCTGTAAAAACAAGCTCTGGAGGTGGTTCCTCAACTAAGGTTTCGGAGACAGAGCTTAAAAAAAATATGGCAGTATTAACTACAAGATTTCAAATTCCAGCAGCAGAAGTGCAAGATCTGCATGCAAAAGGTGGTGCTTCCGCTGTTGTTGAGTTAGTTAAAATAGGTAATACATACTCTAATAAGTTTAAGACAGGTGAATATCTTGGAGAAGCCCCAAACATTGTTATAGGTCAAATGTTATCCGATGCAATCTTTACACAGTCTGAAGAAGTAGCATATGATTGGAACAAGATTAATGAGCAGGTTGGTTTTGAGGTTAATGAGACTATTAGAACTATGGTAGGTTCAGGGTATGTGATACCAGGTACAGCTTCTTTTGAAGCTCCTGCTTTAATAGAGAAACCTACTTTAGCTGAACTTGATGCGGCAGATAAACGAGGGGTAGTTAATGTTGAAGCTCAGTCTCGTGCTGATGCTAAAGCTATTAATGGTAGGTTGAATGCAATACGTACTAGGCAACAGTCTTCGGAACTTAGTTCAATAGAAAACTTAGAGCTTCAATGGTTAGTAGAACGGCAGGGACAAATTTCGTCTGCTCAAGAATCTTTTAAAGATGACTTGTTTACTCCACTAATTGAGTTGTATGGATCTTCCTATTTAGAAACTGTAACTGAATTTTATCCTAAGTTACAGAATGCACCGTTAAACCCAGCATTTAAACTGGCCTCTCAACAACCAGTTGATGTTCAAAGCGAAGAACTTTATGTACAACTGTACCGATCAGGTATAATTAAAAATGGTCAGGTAGTACAGTATATAAATTCTGCCGGGGAAGTAGTTGAAGAAATTGTAGGTCAGTAATGAGCAATATAAATAATCTTCTAGAGAAGTACGAGGAGACACCTCAAGAAGACGAGGCGTCTGTATTGGATACTGTGCCTGAAGTTCAAACTCAGGGCAGTAATATTCAAGATTTAAGTACCCGTTATCCAGATCAATCTGAAGTAGATACAAGTACCTCAAACATAGAAAAATTAGTGGGAAAAACTACAAACAATAGTAGGACACTACCATCTGAACAACTAGGTTTTGTAGACTTAGATTCTGTGTTCGAAGAGTACGGTCGTAAACTAATTAAAGAAGACTTCCTAGAAGATGATCGTCTGATGGATGTGGTGTACCAAAGTCTTGAAGCTAGGTATCAACCTGCTGGTGTCATAGGTACTACCTACCGTGGTGTCTCTGGCCTAGCTGGTGGTGATACTGGTGGCGGTGCTTTTGGCCCTCGTGACTATAGAACTATGGATAAAGAAGATGCCTTTGAGATATGGCAGAACTATCAGCGTTCATTTACTGGTGGTCAGAGTATTACGACAGCTAATGAAATAGCTATGAGTCTATCTGCAGATGACAGTGTACGTAATAAACTAGGTGCAGGGTACTTACTTTTTGATCAGATGGACAATGCGTTTACTGGTGAAGGCTCATGGGCTGAAATGGGTGATGCCACTTGGGACTATACTAAGGCAGCTATATATGATCCTACTACACTGTTGTCGTTTGGCTTAGGTAAAGTCCTTACCTTTGGTGCTACTAAAGCATCAACTGCAGCAGTTAGACTAACAATGATTAAAGGTTTTCAAGCCTACGTTAAGAATGGTATGTCAAAGACAGCTGCACGTCAGGCTGTAGGCAAAGTAGTAGCTAAAGTTGCTCCAGTTGTAGCAGCTGAGGCTATAATTAATGTGGGTGTAGATGCTGCATATCAAATGCAACTCATGGGTACAGGTGCTCAAGAAGAATTTAGTGGGTCACAGTCAGCAATGGTTGCAGCAGGTTCTATCCTTATGCCAGCAGTATTGTTTGGAACCAGTGGTGCAGTGAGTGGACTTAGAAGGTCCGACTTCCTAAAGGATAGTTGGATAGGCTCTAAAGAATTAGATGTTGCAGCACTGAAGATGGATGCAAAAACTGCAATGGCAGAGTCAAGGAAGCGTATAAAGAACAAACAACTTATAGATACTGTTGATGAAAACTTTGGAAGAATCTCAGGTGGTGACGCTGGCTTCATGGCTTGGGAAACTATTAAAGTTAAAGCCAAATCTGCAATTGCTAGGAAGCAAGAGATAGATACTGACACAGAAACAATGAATATTTTTATGTCTAATTTTTGGCAAGGAGCTAAAGATGGTAGCACAAAGGGTTACTATGCAGCACTTAGAGAAGCTGGTTTTAGGGCAACCCCCGCCATGATAGATGAATATAAAATTACAGGTACTTTTGCTCAAACTATTATGTTTTTAAAACCAAGTACAGTAAAAAATATAATGACTACTTTTGAAAAAGAAACGGGAAGAAAGCTTAACATCAAAAAGACACCAGCAGGTCTGAGAGATCATATGATCAAACAAGCTTCTGATGCTGGTGGGACATTGAAGCTTTCTTCTCAGTTGTCTCGCCTAGAAAAATTAAGAGGTGCAGAACTTACCACTGCACTTAAGAATATGGGTACGGGTAAGATGCCCAGCGATCCAAAGAAGTTGCAGTTTGCATTGTCTGTTTATAAAAGACTTATTACCTCACACCTATCTACTACAGGTGCTAACGTAAAAGGTTTTGCTCAACTAGTGTCCCTTAACACAGCGGCTGATCTATTTACCTCTGCAATTGACTACACTATAGCTGGGGGAGCAAAGTTAGCTGGCAAAACTGATGTTGCAAAAATATACTCTGACCGAGGCTATGGTTCTTTTCTTGGTGCTCTTCGTAGAGGTGCCTCAGTATTGTCACCTGAGTTAGATTATAAGTTTGGTCAACAAATACTAGAGTTAAACCCTAAGACAGCTGAAACTCTTTTCAGAGATGTAAGTGGTGATGGTGGTGTTAGAGATGCCCTTGAGCACTTCAATCTAGATCCTAAGGGTAAGGTAGACTCTGAAGGTAAACTAATAAATAAAGATGCGACACTAGACCCCAACAGTTTAACATACCTCACAGCTAAGGGTATGGATTCAGTGACCAAAGGTGCTCAGACAGTTACACTGGTTAGAATGCAGGACGAGATTACTAAGACTTGGGCTTTTGGTACTAACGTAAATCAATACATCATGCGTGAGTATGGTACCACACCTCAAAAATTCTTTGCTAAAAGTGATGCAGCACTTGAGATGGCATCCGATAGATTTCAAAAGAACGTACTTGAAAAAGCTGCCTTCCGTACTATGAGGGAGACTGCTTCTGTAAACTGGTCTACACTGCCAGCTAACAATGTATTTAGATCGGCAGCAAGATTCATTGAACAGATAACTAACAAAACTCCTATTGGTTTTATCGTACCCTTCGGTAGCTTTTTGAATACAACCATAGCTACAATGGGTGACCTATCTGGATTCAATGCTATAAGATTTAGTCTCGAAAAAATGACAGGTAAGAAACACGACTTTGCAACTCAAGAGGGTGCTGAAGCTTTTGGTCGTATGGCCGCTGGCTGGTCTGCTGTAGGCCTTGGTACCTACGCTGCAGGTGGTGCAATAGATAGGGTAAAGGAAGGTCTAGCATGGAACCAAGAGAGAAATTCCGATGGTTCTATAGGAGATGTAACATTTGACTGGCCCTACTCTACTATTAGAGTTGTTGAACAAATGCTTGCACATTCTACTAAAGGTAACCCCAATCCATTTGAGGGTCTTAAGGATATCTCTTTTAAAGAAATACCTGATGATCTATGGGCGGAACTTAGGAACCAACTAGGTGGTCAATCAGTACGTGATTTAAAAGATTTTGAGAGGAGTCTTTTAGAATACGGTAATAATTTATTAGAGCTTAAAGAGTCTGAACTTATTACTGGAGAGTTTGCGGGACCATTACTTAGTACTGTTGTCGAAACATTGGAAGACTTAATTCTCCCACCTGCCGGTAGAGTAGTTCAAGGTATGTCTCGACCACTCGATCCAGTGAATCAAGTTTGGGGTTTAGTATCAGACAAGAACATGACACCTGACCTAAGACAAGGGCCTGAGAAATACAATCAGGCAATAAAGTATGTCAATAATCTTTTTGATAGTTTAGGTCTACCTTCCTCGACTGACCTACCTAGAAGAGCTATGCCTACCCGTGGTACAAATCTCAAGGTAGATCCAGGTAAACAAATACTTGGTGTTCGTGGATCTCGTGAGCCTAACCTAATAGAGACTATGCTGAATGCATCTGGTATGTCATCTTGGAAAGCTATTAAGTTTGATGGGCCAGCTGAGGTTAAAAACTATATGGATGGTATGGTAGCACCATACTTAGAATCTTCTGCAAGAAGATACTTGAAAAAAAATCCAGAGTTCTTTAAGATGAATCAGGCAGACAAAGAAAAAATAGTTAAGTCTCTTATCGAAGAAGCCAAGGGTAATGTACTAAAGACAATGCAGTCAGGGCCAATACCACGTAGTTTAGAAATGGTCAGGGTCTTGTCTGGTAAAAATAAAGATGAAGTTAAAAATGTTATGAAGTTCCTTGGCATTGAGGGCGAGCTAGAAGACCTATTAAAAAAGGAGGATGCACTAAGCACCCTCCAGAAAATTGATATGTTAGTAAAGAACTACGACAAGATCTTCCACGGTGACCTTAAGATAGACTAATCATCATCTAACATATGGTCCGCCCAATCATAGGCTTCTCGTTTGACATCATCAACACGAACAGACCCCTGTCTACCAGATAGTAACCCCGCAAGAGCTTGTCCTGCAAGGTACAGTCTGGCGGTCAGGGGTTTATCTTTTAGTGCCTTCGCATCCCTGAAGTCCCTCGCTTCTTCTAGCAAGGTGTTCTTTTTCTTAGGTCTACCTACAGGCTTACCAGTACTACTCATATCCCCTCCTTTAAGAATACCTTAACCCACTGTGCACAGATATCACTACGTACAATGTCATCAATACCGAACTCAATGACAGGCACAGGCATCATGTGTTTCTTTGCCAGATGAATAACCTTAGAGAGACCGTCACCACTAGGCAGGTCACTCTGTTGTACATCACCATTCAATACAATTTTACTACCCTCACCTACCCTAGTCAACAACATCTTTAACTCATGGGTTGTTATGTTCTGTGTTTCATCTACAATAATAAAGGAATTATCAAAGCTACGTCCACGCATAAGAGCCAGAGGTGCCATCTCGATGTTGCCATTTTTAATTCCTGTCTCTACTGCACCCTTACCAAGGTGTTTGATCAACACGTCCAGCACTGGTAAGGCCCAAGGGTATGTCTTCTCTTCAAGTGTACCTGGAAGATACCCGATGTCTTTACCCACTGTAATGTGAGGCCTGGTGATGACAATCTTATCAATCTCTTTGGTAATGTAGAGATCAGCTGCAAAGGTAGCAGTAACATAAGTCTTACCAGTACCAGCAGGGCCTAGGATAAAGACTTGATTGCCACCACTCAAGGCAGCTATCAGCTTACCCTGAGTGATTGTCTTGGGTACAAGACCGGAAGTTTCCTTCTTGCTTGCACCCTTGTAGTTTGTTTTTCGTCGTGACCTTACCTGCTTCTTAGGTGGTTCAAGAGAATCAATCATAGTTTAACCAACTCTGCCTTTGTGTAAGGGATGTGGAAGAATAACTCACCGGGCTTGATGTACCTACCCTTAGCTTCCTTCAAGCTTTCTTTGGTAAGTAGTGTGTCCTTGATACGCCAAGCCTGCTTGAAATCTTTACGGAAGACATAGAAGTTTAGTACCCCATTGTCACCATCATACTTATCAAGTAGTCTTTGCTTACGTTCTGGAATACGGATCTCATCCCAATGGGCAGGCCAATCACCATCCCATGCAACCTTTACCTCAGCTTCGTTAAGAAATGTAAGGCCATGCTTTTGTGATACGACATCAACGAAGTAGTTCTCCTCTGTAGTTACGATGACATGGTCTTTAGATTCTAAGTGAGAGACCAGTGCATCTTTTGCTTGTTTATCGTAGGCTTCATATAAGGCTCGGTTAAAACTCTTTCGTACTGGTTTCATCAAAGTATTCCTTTAGTTCTCTGTAGCCCCCGACATGGGTTCCATCTGGTTTAAAGATTTGTGGTACTGTAGTATACCCTGCTTGCTTAACAAGAGTCAACACCCACTTATTAGAGGAGGAGTCTACAGAGTAGGGGGTGTATGACTCCCCCCTACCATTAAGCAAGGCCTTAGCACTGTCACAAAAGTTGCACTGGCTCCTTGTTATTATTGTCCACATCAGACTAGATCAACAATCTCACAGGAGTCACCAGAGCAAGCAAGTGTCTGGCTACCAGCCGTGTTGTCTTCACTCTCATACTGTGAGAGGTTAGACCAGTCGATAGTCTTAGGCATTAAGGACTTGAGAGTCTTGTAGTCACTCTTCCCACACTCTTGATAAGGTGCTTGCTGATAGGTGTGCTCATTGAATGGTAAAAAAGATACACCTGACATCTCATCAAAAAACTTGTAAACAAAAGCACCTACTTCAAACCACTCATCATTCTTGACGTTGATTGTAACCGATGGCTTATGCTCACACCATCCACGTTGATAGGCTAACCACATCTCTAGCTGTTCGATTGCAGACATGTCAGCAGTACACACAGCACCAGTAGGTGCCTTCATAGGAAAGCTAAACACTGTAGTTTGATCAGGCTTGAATGCCTCAGGTGCATTAGGTACGCCTTGATCTTTCATGAACTGTGTTAGTGGATCTTTATTGTCACCACGCACGGTACGAATGTAGTAAGGTGAGTGACGAGCATGAATACCACTGGCAGAATCAACAAGTTGTGAAACCGTTCCACTTGGTTTGACACAAGTGATAGCAGTAGCGACAGGGATACCAAGACGTTTAGCCCACTCAGCATTAGTAGTAACAGCAATTTGTTTAAGGTGTGTAAGAGTATTCTCCAATCCTTTGTTCTTCAAAGTCATCAGTGAATTATCCATGATGCCTGTTAGAGATACACCCAACAACCTTTCTTCTTCAGTGTTCTTCTGCCAGATCTTACGTAGGTATGGGAACTTAGTAAAGCTGGCTTGGATAGTACCTAAGATGGTAGCTAATCTTACCTTCTCTGAAAGAGAATCTAAATCATCTGTTGCACGTACAACTACCTCTGTTAGGTTGCAAAACTGATTTGGGCGTAAAATTATTTCGCTGCACGGATTAGTTCCAAACTCATAGTCTGCATCCCGTCTACCATTCTTAGCAGCCTGTACCTTAGATGCTTGTCGATTGAATATACCACGCTCACCTGAGCCTGACTCAACCAGTGCCATCCACTCACGCATGAAGGATAAACTATCAGGTTTCTCAGTGTAGGATACAGAGTTGTTAGCCAAGGCACGTTGTGGGTTGTTCTCCCACCAACTGCCTGACTTAGCATGTCGCATACGATCATCCGATAGGTTAGATAGGGATATCATAGCTGACCTACGTACACCACCAACTACTACTACCTCTCCAATCTTACACATGATATCATGACATTCAATTGAAGATAGCTTACGTCCTTGTGCTTCCTTGAATGTTTGAATAGTAAAGTTAAATAAGTCTACCAATGGCGCTGGGCCTGAGGCCCGGCCACCAAAAGTCTTAAGGGGTGCGCCAGCAGGACGTACCCTAGTAACATCCCATGTTGGGATCTCACCACTATACAGGAGTGCAATCACTTGACGCAACGACTTAGCCCACCCCTCCTTACTGTCCTTGACGACGATATTAGTCTCACTCTGGAAGAGTTGAGGCACCTCTGGAAGCTTGCTGACGAACTGCCTTTCTACACTAAAACCAACCCCGGTACCACAGAGGAGGATAAACATAGCCTCATCGAAGGCTTTAAGGTCATCTACGGGTAGGTAGGAGCAGTTGTACATGCAGGTGTTGTCACGTTCTGCGGCAGCACCAGCTGTCATAAGACCACGCATAGAGGGCATAACCTCTAGCCCAATGATGGCCTGTTCTAATTTATACTTAGTGTCTGGGTCCACCAAGTCTTTGATGATGTTGTCAGAGAAACGAGTAACAGTATCGTTCCAAGATTCTCTACCCAAACCATCATGGTACTTAGCATACCGTGACTTGTGAATAAATGATTGATAGTCGGTTGGTAAATTGTTGCTCATCGTTTGTCTCCTGACCCCTGTAGGGTTCCTCTTTGCTTACGGTCGTATAACTTATCTAGGTTAGACTTAGCTACCTCACCCATGTCTACGTTAAGGTCACGGCATAGTGCTGCTATGTACCACAGACAGTCGCCTATCTCAGCTGCCAGTGCGGCCTTATCCATCTTACCATCACGGATAATCTTCTTAACCTTGTTGGCTACCTCACCAGCTTCACCAGCTAAGCCCAGCGCAGGGTAAGTGATAGCATGTTGTATAGGATATATTGCTGTACCTGCAGCAGCCTTTTGGTAGGAGCTAAGTGTCATATCTTTATACAGGGTGCTATCCTTATAGTAGCCCCATGCTTCTAAATCAGTTTCATTTATCATGTAGAACCTCACAATCTAATACTTCTATATCGTCTATGTCATAGAGGGCATACTGTATTTGCTCTGATATAACATCCACATTATTTCCAAATGCCTCTAAAAAATTAGCACTCTTGTCTACTGAAATAGTTAAGTTGATCTCGAATATCACAGCGGAAACTCCTAGTTATACTTAGGGTTGCTACCCATGTCAATGGTTAATGGCTCAACAGTTTTACTAAAATAACTTACCCACTCATAGGCATCATCAAAGTCTTCGAACCAAAAGTTATCTATCTCTATCTCACCATCAATCTCCACTTTACATAGCATGAAGTACTGAGATCCATCAGGAATTTCATATTCCTCATCAAACTCATCAACAGATGTCGGACCCTCAACGATACCCCAAATTTTAATTTCCATCTTTATCTTTCCAGTTACGTAAGAGTTCCATGTAGTGATCCATGCCTACCATAACAACCCAAGGCATCCGGTCTGACCTAAAGAAAACCACTGGCTCTCCTTTAGCATGTTTACTTGCTTGTTCCAAGTACCCATACACAGTTTTTAATGAAGACTTCCTACGTTTAACTTCGATAGTGATAGGAAGTTTCTTCCTTGCTGCGGGGGACAACTGAATGTCTTCTCCTGTGTCCCCCATAGTTGTGCTCTTGATGTCATCAGGTTCGAACTCAGGAAATGTTTCAAGTAACTTATCCCTGATCTCTTGCTGACCACCTCTACCCTTTGCCTTAGCTGCCCTAGTCATTAGGAATCTCCTGGACTTGAGGAACCTTCTCTACATGAGTAAGGTACTCAACACCATAAGAGTATTGGAACATGCGTAGGTTAGGCCAGCACTCTTTCTTATAGTCGCAGAATGTACAAGACTTATCCAACTTCATGTTGGGACTAGACTTACTGGCAGGCACTGGTGGTACACGATCAACAGGTATCTTACCAGCAACCATATCCTTTGCGGCAAGCATCTCTTGCTCTTTAGTCTTAAGCTCTTCGGTAAAGTCATACACATCTAGGCATACCTCACCGCTTACCTTATCAATAACTAAGAATGCTCCAGTCGTTTTATTGGTGACGAGTGGATCATCCTTTGCTGCATACACATATGAAGACAGTTGTGAGATATAACCGAATGGGTCGTTGTCTCTAAGCTCACCGTTCTTAAACTTTTTAAATGAATAAGGGCTGGCTGACTTAACGTCAACTGTCATACCATCTATCACTGCATCCCTGTGTCCACGGATACCGTGTACGTGCATACGTTCTTGCATACCCTCCACTGAGTGGCCTGATGCCATCACCATGTGGAGAATTAATTCTTCAATCATATCACCATAAAAGAATCTCAGTAGCATACTAGCACTGAGAGGTTCACTTGTAGTGGGTTTGTTTATCCGATACCAAAGCTTACGTTTACATGGGGTACCAATGGACGACAAGGAAAGGTATGCCCTTGGTTCCTGTGGTTTGCTGAACCTAGTGTTAGCGGAGGTTGCAATAGCCTCACCCATCATCGTGCCTAGTGTACTGCTCCAACCACCTCTACCATAGATAACTTCTTCTAGGTCTGGAATAAGAGTATCAATATTTTTCATAATCTCTCCTTAAGAAAAGTGGCCCCCCGAAGGGGGCCTAGGTTAGAACATTATTTCGTCATCTAGTTTTACGTCTGCTGGTGGTGACGAAGCTGCCACCGCAGGACTTAGTGTATCGGCTGAGAAGACCACAGGTGCAACTCCCTCAACCATCACATGATTGATTACCATTACGGAATCAAGTCGTGTTCCTATTGTACCATAGTTAGGTACGTCATAGACCGTAGCCATTACCTCCACTGTTGACCCATTCCCAATCATACCATCGGTATCAAAGTTCCAAGGTGTACCATCAGAATGGGTGACATCTGGTGCGCCTCCATCCCAGTCACGTCCGGTATCAAACTTACGATCAAGCTTGACCCGCATACCTCTGCCTTCAATATCAGGCTTAGGTTCCTTAGATGAACCAGCTGCTTGTAGTGCAGCTATGTTACCATCATCCAAGATCAAATCAATGCAACATGCACCGTTTGTTTTTTCGTAGATGCCAACTGCTGTTGGGGTTTTCTTGTACCCTGTCATATCACGGTTCTGAGCAAAGACCTTTGCCCATTCAGCAATACCAGTTAGTTTAAGTTTACGTGTAGCCATGTTAGTTTCTCCTAATGTACATCACTGTACTTTTGACCGTATTGTATATCAATACCAAGGTCAACATTTAATTTCAAGTCTTCGTTAAGTTTTTTAATAGCCCAGTTCAATGCGGCACTATGCACATCTTCATCTCCTTTTTTAACTAGGTTAATTGATTCGTCGTGGAATTGACCAAGGATATTAGGTCTCTTGATCCGGTAATAAGCAACCCACTTGTCAAAGCAGTAGGCTCCAGTGGATTGATTGATAGTAGAGAAGGTATCCTTCTCGTAACGTAGGCTATGCCAGAACTTACTGACGGGATTCTGTACCCACATCTCACCATTAATCTTCCTGATCTTCTGTGTCTCAGCGAAAGCTTTGACTGACCAGTTGCGTTCCCAATAAGCATCAAGCAATGCCTGACACTCACGTATGGGTAGGCCTGTGGTACGTGCCAGCTTAGCTGCACCAACACCATAAGTAGCAGAGTAGTTGACCACCTTGAAGTTCTTACGAACTCTTTTGATACCCTTGAACCTTGATGCATCACTGACCGTATCTTCATCTGAACTACCATAGAAGTTGTAGTCATCTTCGGTAAGTGTGCCTGACTTAACAGCAAGATCTAGGTGGGGATCAAACCCCGGCTTAGCCATCTCCTCCACATAGTCAGGGTCAAGAGGCTGCATGTAGTGACGCTTAGTGGTATCCTCAAGGGACACCATGTCAGCACCGCAGAGAGTGTAGCCATCAGCTACAGTCAAGCAACCCCTAATCTCCTTACCCCAAGGCTTATCAATACCTGGGAGATTGACCAGTGGTTTGTTGTGCTTGAATCGTAGTGTGTTAGTCAGGCCATTGATCTCTGCCTTGACGTACCCATCACGTTCACAACTCAAGAACCCTTTGAAGATAGCCAACCTGTGACCTAAGATGGAATAACCTTCCAGTACTTTGACGCTGGGGTTATCTTCAATTAGGATCTGAACGGAGGGGGAAAGCTCTCCATCCTTACGGACTTGGGGTATCTTTCTTTCTTCACCTGTCTCCTTATCTTTATCGTAGTCAAATGTACATGGTACCCAGCCCAATGAAAACAACCAGTCCTTTACCTGAAGGTGGGACTTAGGGTTAGGTTCATTCCAACCTTTGATGACAGTAATCTCCCCGTCATAGTGTGCAGGGAGGTTGTGTTCTTTTAGAAGAGAGAACCACCTTTCACCATGAGAGGAGGTACTAAGATCTTGCTTGAAGCATACCTTAGGCCTAGTCTTTTTACTGGTGACCTTCTGTCTAGGCATGACAGTCTTAAGCTCTTCTGTCTTGAGTTCCAACTGCCTAGTAACCTCATTGAAAGAATCATTGGCAAGGCCAACGTCAAGCTTCCAACCAGAAGTCTCAGCAGCAAACGCACAGTCCATCTTGAATGTTAGGTAACGAAAGAACTTATCCAATAGAACCTTGTCGTTACCATAGATATACAAGAATCTCTTGAGTAGGTTCCTCCAAAGCAACCAGTTGATCTTAACATCTTCAACACAACGGTGTTGGTACTCTTCCTTAGTGAGTCCAGCCCAGTCAGTAATTTCTGGCTTGGGTATGTCGAAGTCTACACCAAAGGATTCGAGGCCATGCTTAGGTCTACTATAGTTTAGAACCCAAGACATTGGCAGAGTATCAAACAGCCTAGCCTTAACCTTGATACCTAAGATCTTTTCGAGCAACGGTATATCATAACGTATGATGTTGTGTCCGATCAAACCTTTTTGATCAAGGATAAAGTCACGCATCTCTTGGTAGTCGAAGATAGTCTGGTAGTTATTACCATCGGATGTATAAGACAGACAGTGTATCTTAGTGGCATCATCCAAAAGATTATCAGCTTCTACATCAAATAATATCATGCTGCCATTTCACTCCCAATGTAAGGTGCATCTTCTGTCAGGATCGTAGTCTCTGGATCGTAATAGAGTGAGCCTGCGTTGCCTAACTTAGCGAATGGTCTGTTCTTGTCAATGACAAATGTTGTAGTGTTCTGAAGTATCTCATCCTCTGACTCAACATCACGCTCCAACTTAATACATATGATAGCTTCCTCTTCAAGTGAGGCAGCATACTTAGTACGTCCATCGTCATTAACCTGTGAGATAAATACCACACCAATGTTCAACTCCTTGGCAAGCTGTGCCATACGTGAGCCTAGTGTAGTAAGTACACTGGTAGCACCATCAACACCAGTACTGGACAAGTAAGCCAGTCGTTGTACGTGGTCAATGAAGATGAACCCTGCACCATAGACTGAAGCCGATAGCCTTACGTAGTCCAGTAGCTTGAGTGGATCATCATGACCACGCATCTCAAAGATGATAGTACGTTCACCCTGTGTAGCTGCCTGAGCAGCCTTGATCACATCCTCCTCACTTATGCCGGCATCTCTTGCATCATCCTTAGTACGGACGTTGATACCTAGGTGGTAGGTAGCCATAGCACGGTAGGTTGTAGACTTCATCTCCTCCATGTGGAGCAGGGCAATACGTGTCTCCTCATCACGCAGTAAGCCAGTCTCAAAGTACCGAACAACTTCGGTCTTACCCATACCACGAGGAGCTTTGATAAAGGTAAGACCTCCCTTAACCATGCCCCTGATCTTTTCGTCAAGGCCAGCGTGACCAGTGGGTACATACTCGTAAGGGTTCTCGTTAAGGATTGCTGCTTCCACATCTGCATCAGAGCAGAAGAAGTTCTCAGGTGAATATCTTTGTGGCTTCCTTGCAGCCCACATGAGAGCATCACTATCACCTGACTCAAGGAACTCATTAGCATCCTTATGCTTAGACATCGGCACATAGTAGAACTTATCTGGGAAGGCTTGGTATAACTTGTCAGCTGCCCTACGTCCAGCATCGTCAAGCTCACCTGCATATACAAGTTCTTTGAATGACGACAGATAAGCATGGTTGTGCTTGATGAATTTCTCTCCGATGGATGCGCTGGGCAATGACTTCACGGGGAATGTCTTGCCTAGTATCTGATACAGGCTGGCTGCATCAAACTCACCTTCGGTAATATAAATACGATTGCTTGAACCTGCGTTAAACTCAGGGCCAAACAGCATGTTCATACCTAGGCCACGGTCTTTGACCCAGGACTTAGACTTGTCGTTGAACATGCGATACTTAACTGTGTGCGGGTACTTGTAAGCATATCGTACTGGCTTACCGTCCTCGCCCAGTTGTAATTGAATGCCGTACATCTCACAGACATCAGGCTCTATGCCCCTGATACCTTTGTATGTCGAACTCTTAACCTCTATTGTCATAGGGTTTCTCCTCTCTCGTAGTGGATACTCTGTCGCTGCCCATGAGAAGGTGGCTGGCATGCCTTTCTCTGGGTACGATCTGCTACAAGAATGACAGTGACCAAAGCCATCGTCATTCCAATTGAATGCATCACTTGATCCACACTCTTCGTATGGGCAAGCTAGGTGCGGGTTATCTCCTGTCTTCATCATCATAAAACATATCCATCATTATAGCCCAGATATACATGACAGCTACAAGAGGCCATGTCAAGGCTAGTTTTATTGGTGCGTTCTGACTCTCGTCATCAATGGGATCAACCAGCCCGAAGACTAGCATCATCCCAAGGAAGTACATGAACAGTGCAATCCAAAGTTCCATTAGTCATCCCTTACTTTTAATCTAAACATACCTTCTGTACTTTGCAGTGAGGCAGCTATGTCAAGCAACTGTTGGTAGCTCAGTAGTATCATGTCCGTACTATTCCACTGATCGTCATGCTGCGATATAAATACAGTACCATCTTCAGTAAGAATAACCTCAACATCAAGGAACTCATCCTCTTGGTCAAGTGTAACAACAGTAACTTTATCGTGTGAAAATTCTACAGTATACACTACCACTGCTCCTTGTTCATGTATGCACGTAGCTTAGCCCTACTCTTCTCAGAGCTATCGAAGCTACGTATCTCACCTTCACGTTCAACAACAACACCAGTGTTCCACTTGGTTGCTTCCTCCTCCGCTTGCTTCCTATTGTTAAACAGTAAGGGAGATGAATATATTGTGAATGGATTTTCATCTGCAACATATGACCACTCCCCCCTCTCTATCTCAATCATCACTGCATACTTCATTACAACTTCTCCTCTCCATTAAGTTGATTGATACGCATACTTGCATACCTGATAACTTTCTCCAAGTCAATGATCTCACTTTCAACTTGATCCTTACCCTCATATAATTTGAAGCCAGCCCTGCTACTGTACTTAATAAGGTTGCCACGCCAAAACTCAAAGCCGTTACGCATGATGTAAGTAATAGGTTCAATACTCCACCTTGAATAGTGACTAGGCTCATTTACAATGTCATGTGTATTGATCCACTCTTTAATCATATCTATCCTCCTTGTCCTCTCGTTTTGCTTTCTGTATCCGTTCATACCTATTGAACAGTTGTTCAAACTTCCACTGGTACAGCTGCTGCATACCCATCAAAGCATTCATAATCTCATCCTCTGTAGGCTCAGGATAACCATCACCAATCTGTTTGAACACCGTTTCAATGTCATTGCAGACTGACCAGCAGTCCATAATGTGTGGCTCTAAGTCATATATTTTAGCCATGAGCCTAGTACTCCCCAGTCGTATCAGTTATTGATAGCAGGTCAGCTATACTACCAGGTACTTCATGTTGGCAGTGGTACTCTCTTATTTCCTTATCTGTTTTCATCTCCTCGGCAAACTCCTCAGCTTTTTCATAGGAATTAAAGGTACCTAGTTCGTACCACCTGTTGTAAGTTACTGTATATTCACTCATCTCTCAATGCCTCCCATGATATTTGAAATAACTCTTTCATCTCTTTGCTGATTGCACCAGCTACTACTCGTGTCTCTGCTTGTGTGTCAGGCTTACAGCGAAGGTTACACATGTCACTAAAGGCATCGAGGCTACCTGACCAGTACCATTCAGTCATAGTGGACTGTGGCAGCACCATACGGGCTTGCTCTGGGCATACATTATTTTTTAATAGTTCTTCATATATCATAAGGGTATTAGAGTACACGTTATCTTCTACACAACTAGATGTATCCATTTCCCAGTAATCAGCTAAGTATGCTTTGTCATCTGCATACTCATCAGTATCATCACAAAGTAGTTCGTTTACGAAACCACTACCACTACCTTGTTTCTTATCTTTAGCTTTCTCTCTCCAATTATCAGGTAAATAAAACTCCGGTTCATCACTGACATACCTACGACTAATCTCATTCCAACGTAGGAACTTATGCTTGACCAGCTGCCTTGCGACAAAGACAGGTGCCTTGATGTGGAAGGATGCAAAAGCATGTCCGAATGGTGACATATGCCTATGCTTGGCTAGGTACTTGATAAGTTTTCTATCTGTATCGTGCAGTACAACACTTGTCTTATCACCATGAGTCACAGTACCAAGGGCCTCTCGCTTCTTGCCGAAGGATACCCGTGCTGCATTCACCACCGATAGGTCACTGCCCATGTGGTCTATGTATGTTACTTCAATCATCTTATTCTACCTCCAAATATATACAAGCAATCTTAATGTTTGTGCTTGTCTTCATAACCTTTGCTGATTTCGATGCTACAACACATTTATGAGAGCTATCATAGGAACCCAACTGAAAGTGTTCAACCCCCAACCCAGTCACTAATTTCAACCATACTAATACCCACATAATTTAATCTCCTTCCATTATATTTTATAACTTACTTAGCCAATGTGTGCAATCGTCGTGTGGATCATCCATTAGATTTCTCCTTGGTCCACCCTGCGGGACTCGAACCTGCAACCTACTGCTTAGAAGGCAGTTGCTCTGTCCAGTTGAGCTAAGGGTGGGTACTTAAAGTATTACCTTAAGTAATATATTATTTATATATTATAATAAGATTAAAATACTTTAAGTAATACTATAAGTATATTATATAGGGGAGCTTGGACATTCTGTCAAGTGCGACATATTGTCAGAAGTATTTGTATACATCACCGTCATTAAAATAATCCCCATAGTATTTGCTGTCGTCAATACCTGCCTCCTCCATTAGTGCATAATACTTGACACCCCATCCATCAAGTAGCTCGGCTACCTTGTGGGGGTGATCTTGTATCATTGTCTTGATTGCTTCTATGTTGTCCTCATCAGAGCTACTACCACTGTTACGCCAGTCACCCCATGTGTCCTCAATCACAGCAGGGTCACGTCTGAACAACAACATATCCCAATCAGCATTGACAAGAGAGTCACATAAAAACTCTGCATATACAAGGTCTTGTGTCTCATTGACACCGTGCTGCCCATAGTAACCAACACTGATGTTAGTACACTCAGACACTACAGAGGCATACTCGTTGCTATCAGTGTATGAGCCACCATCATCAGCAACTAACTGTGACATGTACAGTGCATCAGCAAATGACATAGCAAATTCTTCTGAGGCTGTACGTAAGCCCATCTGGTGTGTGATGACTGACTTATCACCGAACCTGTCGAAGGATATCACAGCGTCTATATGACGCAACCATTCTGGATCATCAGCTACCAATGCACGGCTACCCTTACAGCCTACCTCCTCAGCAGCATGTATAACATACACACCCTTGACCTCAGCCTCAATCATATTCATGATTAGCCAGATACCAGTGGTACAATCAGCACCTAGGCAGCTGGATGTTGTAGCATCTGCGACTGATACTATGTCATTAACGACAAGGACATTCTGCATACCCTCAAGTCTATGCACCGTGTCGTGATGTGCAGTGAAGCACAGGTTAGGATTGTCACCCACTGACAGTATGTAGTTACCGTGTATGTCAGGTAATCCAAAGGTAGGTTCGAGAAACCTCTGACAAAATTCTTTCTGCGTTTGGCTACCCTCTGGGCGCTTGTATCGCAGCATTTCTATTAGACTATACATTATATATCCATCTCTTCTTGTTTGTTTTCCCACAGGCAGTCATCATTCAACTCCCATATACCCTCGTCATCATTAAGCTCTTGTCTGGATACTGTGTCACCATCAACCAAGGTACACATGGCAACTACAAGGTGTAGCTCACCATCCCAGTCAGATAGAAAGTAATCACCTATATCATCAGGTGATATCCATTCATCGTCACCCTCACAGTATTGTACATCATCTATGTGCCAATGCTCACCATCACTGCACAGCACAAAGCAGTCACCTTGATTAGCTGCCCACTGAGACACCACTAGCTCTTCCTTGATACCTGTACGGTCAATCCTATATGCGGTAACAGCATCGTCATTGTGGTGTGACTCCTCTGAATACTCACAGTAGAAGTGTTCGTCGTGAAAGCAACTCTCGCAGAAGTCCTCCTCACAATGCTCAGACCACATACTTTCATGCTCATCTAAGCCATCACCACAGCGAGCACAGTGATTTTCATACCCACCAAGTACACCACTGTAGTTGCTTGCATCTATGTCACCACAATCATCCTGTATGAGGTACTTACCATCATCGGTCAAACTTAGCATACGTGGCTCAGTGTCTAGGTAAGGTGCAATGTAACGGCCCTCTCCCTCACCACTAGCAGGTATGGCAAGCAGCCTAGCAGCACCCCAGTGAGGAGTGTCTGTCTCTGCATCCATCTCACCTAGGTGATCCTCTATCATGTCCAGTGCTTGCTCTGATACACCGTAGATAGGCCCAGCTTGAGGGCCAATACAGTCATCACCTGTGTAAACCACACATCGGCCAGCAACTAGACCCTTCTGATCTAAGGCTGTGACTACGGTGAAGTCACCACTTGCATACGCCTCAGCTGGGTGACAGTCAAGGTGATCGAAGTCATACCGCATACAACTGGATGAAGAGGACTTACGATTGTGTGTGGTGCTGATGTTCTCCATCGGTGATTGAGTACCACCATAGGCCAGCTTGAATGCAGCCCTATCCTTGGCGACAGAGATAGTCATTGTCCTAGGTACAAATTCCTTAAGGAAATCATCTACTAACAGTATGACCTGCTTGTGCTCCAACTCAGGGAACATGGTAGAGATAGCACGACCGGGCTTCATCACTGTATGCCTGTCATCCATCCTCATGTCAAGTGACTTGTATATACTCATGCTACCATACTTGAGCTTAGACCTGATAGGCTGGAAGGCAGTGAGCCTACGCTGCCACTTGAATACACTGGTCGGAAAGCAGTCAGACCTAGCCTCAGCATGCCTACGTTTGGTCAAGCCGCCTAGCACTTTACCATCAGATGTATTATAGTGTTCGTAAAAGTAGGTTGTAAACCACTTGAATAACCTCACATCCTCAGTGGAGTAATCAGGTATACTATCGAAAGGCCCCCACTCCTTGAGTACAGGGTCAGCCTCACCTTCATCTTTAAGGGTAACACGCTTGACTACAAAGCCTGCTTCCTTAGGTAGATGTACCCACCACTTAGTCTTATTGTCTAGCTGGATGTACCCACCTATTAGATTACCATCCATTACGACATGACATTCACTGTCGACATCATAGGACTTGTACTGCGTAACAGCCTCAGCCCCGCTGCCAATTATGCTATCTATATTGACAGCAACTAAAGAGTATTGCATTTTATATCCTCCAAAAGAATTGCCCCACACAATTAGCATGGGGCTATTGATTAGGCATCAATGATACCTACCTTGTGTTCAGTGACAGTGATTGTCTTGAAGGTGTCACCTACCTTCAGTTGCTTACGCACCTTAGCAAACTCAGTAGTAGACATCACCTTGCCATTCATGATGTAACCTCCACGCTTGACCAAGATGTTGAACCTACCCTTAGCGATAGGCTTCACCACCTTAGCACGATCAAGGTTAGGGTTACGGGCTGCTGACTTAGGCAAGAAGCCAAGACGCTTGTAAGCCTTGGACATTGCACCAGTACTCATGTCGATATTAAAGTGAGCCATTGTATCAGGTGCAGTATGATTGCTGTAATACTCACAGATTTCTAACCACTTTGCAGCAGTGAGGTTTAGTTTGATGCCTTGCTTACGAGTTGTTGTTGTAGTATTAGCCATGATTTTATCTCCTCAGATAAGTTATAAGATACCCCAATGGTATCACGCTAAGCACTCCTCCAAGTGCCTAGTCTGATACTATCGTATGGTTACGTTAGTTATACCTTTCTCCTTTAGGGCTATCAGTAGCCCCTCTATGCCACTCTCAGACATGGTGCAGTGTAACACATCATCTATGTACACCTTCACAGTCCTGCTATCATACTTCATTTCTAATCATCCTGTGTACAAACATCGTTACATCTTTAGACACACCATCACTACCAGATATTTCCAATTCCATATCGGTGTGACCAAAGTCCTCATCCTCTAACACATAGTGTTGCACACAGGCATGCAGGCTGTTGCCCTGCACATCCACCATGTTTGCACCATACTCAGTCTCATACCATCCAGTTAAACGTAACATTATATTCCTCCATTACATTACACACAGTGAGGCACCGTATATTTTACCACACCAAAAGAACAACCCACATCCTACGACAAAGCACATCAGCACATTCACTGCCATGTACACCCTTTCGGATTGCTGCACTTGTTTATGTTCAAGTCTATTCATCCTGCCACTACCTTCCATTCAAGATTAAATACACTAGGGAAAAAGTTATTCACCCTACCAGTTGAAGCCTCATGCCTTGGTATCTCAGCACTATCAAGCACAGCTACATCACCACGAAAGTCAGTGAGGGTATCACCCCTAGTCACAGGGTTGCCACCACTATCCACGAGCATCCACATACGCCCATTACTATCTACTCTAGTCATATCAATTTCTCCTTTGTTAGATATGCACAAGAAAACACCCCACGCTTTCACATAGGGTGTTGTTCTACTGTATATCTGTGTCGGTATTTATGCAGCAACTTTCAAGCCTGTGCGTTGGGCCTGCAACGCTGCGATCATCACCTCAAGTTGATCAGGATTAGTTTTCAACTGACGTTCTGCCCACACCATTGCATCAAATTCTTTTGGTGCTGCCTCAGGCTTAGGGAAAGCACTGTCAAATTTATCATCTTTGATAGTGCACTTGACAATGCATAGCTGCTCAATCGCAGCAATGGCATTCAGTACCAACACCTGATCAACCTCACCATCAATATCGACAGCGCACTTGCCGTCTTTGAAAATCAATTTGACGTTAGGCAATGCCACCGCAAGTATGCGCTTCAAAGGTGCAGCGAACCGCTTGCCAGTAGCATCAGCTTTATTCTTGCCGAATTTCTTGCCGTTCACATAGGCCGCCATACGATACAAAGGCAAGTTATTTTTATCAGCAAAACATTCAAGCACTTGCTTACTTGACTTGAAAAACCCAAGCTCAGCACCACGAGAATTAGATACAAATTTCTCGACATGATTAGTTTCAACATTTTTAATAGACATAGCATTTCTCCATTTTTTTGCCATACAACAAAACACACCACACCATGCGATGTGCTTTGCATGTTGGCACATGCAGCCCCTCACCATACAATCCCCCTTGATATATCTAAAGGGTAGCTTTCGCAGGACACACCAACTTGCACATAGACTACCACCTATATGATGGGCGCATGTGTTTTGGTGTTTATATCTGAATTTCTAGGGCCGCTTTTTGTTTTAAAGTTGTCACCCACGGGGACGATATCGAACCCGCTTGCAATATTTTTACCACCTCAATCAAGATATGCTGATCTGATTTTCCTATAATCGGAGTTGTCAATTCCTAAGGCCAGATTGAGGCTACTATTCAAAATGTCAAATAACGGTGGGTCACTGCCCTAGGCTGAACCGAATCAATCTGGTGAACTAAGCCCCGTCAAATTCGATGAACAATCAATAGCACCAACAAATCAGATTGAAACCCCATTGAAAACATTGAATAAAATTTAAATCAATAAATTATTATCTAATAAAAACAGATAGATAAATGATTTGTTGCGAATGGTTCTCAAGTAAAAAAGTGATAGTTGTTACAATACTGAAACATTTCGTGATCTATGAGAACAAAACGAGAACCTATTATATATTATATAGTATAAGGGAATTTTTTACCAAATGGTCAAGAATACAGTGAACGAATAGGGAACAAAGGTTTTGAGGTACCAAAGCCCCACAATATTCCTTTCGTTGCTGCATGGGGCTAAAATCAGGCTCTCTGTCGTGTTCACTGTATGTTCTACTACCTGTTCACGGTATGTTCTACTCAGGGTGGATAGGTCAGTATCACTTACCTATTACTCAGGGTGAGGGGGGATAGGTCAGTAGAGCTGACGTATTGGGGGGATGTGTTTTATTTCTTACTTCCCTCTTGCGAATGACTCGCAATCTCACAGAATTGTAAACAAACCGTGAACATGCCCCAATAATAGTGTTACATTGTGCATAATATTGTGTAATAACAGCAGTTTAACTGTGAGTGTTCCCCTTTTGTTCTATAGGTCAGTGTTATTGACCCATTGACTACCCCCCGCATGGGCCACCCCACCCTCCCCCGTATGCGTATACACACAATGACAGCGGGGAGTATTTTACAATCTGTTAACCACATGTTAATACAACCCCATATGAGTATTACTCAGAGTAAAACTTGTTTCCTACTAGTAATATTTGACCATTTGGTAAAATTTCTAGTTATTATACCTCAATTATGTTATAATAATATTAGATCCGTAGAATCACGGTAATACACTCAGGGTATGTCGGCTTATTAAAACTAATTACCCCCACTCAGAGGGCCTCTCTGTAGCTCTCAGAGCATACTGGGGGTAAATCGGGGGTGTTATGAGTGATACGACAGACACAGCTGGGGGTAGGTCGATAAAATAATAATAATTAATATTTATTTTTATCTGCCCCTTGACATCGGCGCTCAGAGTGCTATATAATACTTATAGTATATACTTTAAGTAACTCTGAGTGTACTTAAAGTATTACCTCTAGTATTTATTATTTTTATAATATATAATTAATACATATTTAAAGTAATACTTAAAGTAATACTTAAAGTACCCCTTTTAGATGTACAATTTTTTTGTCGTAGGTCTAAAAAGACTTGACCTCAAAAGATTTAAAGGTATAACTAGTAATGTCAAAACCTAAAATGTTTGCTTCAGACTCCGTACTGGAAGAATTTTATTTAGCTCTAGCTGGTAAAGATGAAGCAAGGATGCGCAGAGTACACATACCGAGATCGGATGTATTTTACGTAAGAGAAAAGATTCACCAAGACACTGGAACCAAATATACATTAGATCACGTTGAGAGAGCTATGTACTTGGAAGGTATGCTTGAACGTAAAGACGTACTTGACCCTGGACGTAAGAGAGAATACGAATGACTTCCTTCGAAGAAGCTGATAAGAATGGTGATGGTGCTATTAAGAAGCCTGAATGGGACGAATTACTATTAGATGATAAACGCAGGCGGATAGAAGATGACGATGCCCATAGAGACCAGACTCGTAAAATGGCTTGGTTCGCTCTATGGGGAATGTTACTTTATCCTTTTGCTGTCGTGGCAACAGATGCGATGGGTCTCAACAACGCTACAACAATTATCGGCAGCATGGCCTCCGTTTATTTTGTGTCTGTTGCTGGGGTTGTATCTGTCTTTATGGGTGTTGCCAAGCTAGTTAAGAAGCCAGTACAAAAGGTAGATCAACGATGATAGGACAGATCATAGGTGCAGTAGGTGGACTAGCTTCGTCTTACCTAGATGGTAAGGTAGCTGTACAGAAAGCTAATGCAGAGATTAGAGTCAAGCAAGCTACCGGTGAGCTTGACTGGGATATAGCTGCAATGAACAGCACTCAGAATAGCTGGAAGGATGAATGGATTACTTTATTATTTAGTATCCCACTTATCCTCGCATTCTGTGGAGACTGGGGTAATCAGATAGTGCAAGCTGGTTTCACTGCATTAGAGGTTATGCCGACATGGTATCAGTATTCCTTAGGTGGTATTGTAAGTGCTAGCATCGGTATGAGATCAATATCTAAATTCTTTACAGGGAAAAAGTAATGACATTCAAACTATCCCAACGCAGCTTAGATAAGATGGAAGGCGTAGACGCTGACCTAGTAGCTGTGACTAAACGTGCCATTGAACTTACAAAGATAGACTTTGGAGTTATCTACGGCATGCGTACCATACAAGAGCAGGAGAAGCTGGTAGCTGCAGGTAAGTCTCAGACTATGAAGTCTAAGCACCTAGTAGGCAGAGCAGTGGACCTGATGGCTTATGTGGATGGTAAGGGTTGCTGGGAACTAAACGTCTATGATGACTTGTGTGATGCAATGAAAGAAGCTGCTAAGGAACTTAGCGTAGCTATTAAGTGGGGTGCAGCTTGGTCTGAAGGTGATATCCGCACCTATCCCGGTACAGCTGAAGATGCAATGATGGCATACGTAGACCTACGTAGAAGCCAAGGGCGTAGACCCTTCATCGACGGACCGCACTTCGAACTAATGTAGTACAATGATTGATCCTATAACTGCTGTAGGTTTAGCAACCAGTGCATTTAATATCTTAAAACAAGGTATCAATGCAGGTAAAGATATACAAGAAATGAGTGGTGCATTAGCTAAGTGGGGTTCTGCCTTTAGCGATTTTAGTTACGCAGAGGACAAAGCTAAGAACCCACCCTTCTATAAGATGATGAGTGATAACTCTGCTAATGCTATTGAGATCTTTGCACAGAAGAAGAAAATGCAGCAGATGCGAAAAGAGATTAAGGATCACATCTCTTGGACATACGGTCCCTCTGCTTGGGATGAAGTACTAACAATTGAAGCTGAGATGAGACGCATACGTAAGGAAGAAGCTTACAAGAAACAAGAGTTCATAGACAATGCTATTAATGGTATCCTTGGAACTGTAATCTTTCTTATAGCTGCACTAGGAGTAGGTACTGCAATGTACTACCTAGGTAAACATCAGGGAAAATGGTAATGGCTATTGAGTATAGGGGTGAAAAGTTTGAAGGTTATAACAAACCCAAACGGACTCCCAAGCACCCAACTAAATCTCACGCCGTACTTGCCAAAGAAGGTGAAACCATTAAGCTCATCCGCTTCGGTGAACAGGGAGCATCCACAGCAGGTAAACCTAAAGAGGGTGAATCTGACCGCATGAAGGCTAAGCGTAAAAGCTTTAAGGCTAGACACGGTAAGAATATTAAAAAGGGTAAGCTAAGTGCGGCTTACTGGGCTGATAAGGTTAAGTGGTAGTGTATGGGATATCTTGGTGTAATACTAGTTTGTATGAGTGCTCTGGCTGAGCATTGTGATGTGGTTACTAGCCCCTACATATTCATTACGGTAGAAGAGTGCCAAGCAGATGTTCTAAATGAATCACTAAAGATTAGAAATAAGTTCAGTTCTGCGACTATAAATCCTAACTGTGTTGAGTTAAAATATAATGGGGAACCTACTTAATGGTTAAGAAATCTACTGTAAACGCAGCTAATAACTATACCAAACCTGGTATGCGTAAGAAGGTTGTAGCCTCTGTAAAGGCTGGATCTTCAGGTGGTAAACCTGGACAGTGGTCTGCACGTAAAGCTCAAATGGTAGCTAAACAATATAAAGCAAAAGGTGGTGGATACAAATGATACGGTATTTAAAAAGATTATTATGTGCTTTGTTTAATCGCAAGTGTAGTCCGAAATGTGACTGCTGTTAAAAAGGATTACAGACATGAAGGGTGTAAAGCACTATAAAAAAGATGGTACTGAACATAAAGGCAGTACTCATAAAATGAAAGACGGGTCTTTACACAGTGGTAAGACACACACTAAAACAAGTGTAAAATTATTTCACTACAAAGACCTAAGTAAAATAGCAAAGGCTAAAGCAGATGGCGCTAGCAAAAAGTCAAAAAAGTCTTAAGTCTTGGGGTAAAGAAGACTGGGGTACTAAGAGTGGTAAGCCTAGCGGTAAGACCGGCGAGAGATACCTACCTAAGAAGGCTAGGGAGTCCTTGTCGTCAGCTGAGTATGCATCTACGACTAAAGCTAAGCGCAAGGGTACAGCTGCAGGTAAGCAGTTTGTTAAACAACCAAAAGAAATCGCAAAGAAAACTTCAAAATTTAGAGCAGCAGAAGGTGGACTTACTATGAAAAAAGGTATGCATAAGATGCCTGATGGCAGCATGATGAAAAACTCGGATATGAAATCAGGGTACATGTACGGTGGCATGACTAAGAAGCCTATGAGATCTGGTTATGGACATGGTGGAATGGTTAAAGCTAATTGTGGTGCGTCCATGAAGGCAACCCAAGGTAAAAATAAATGAACTTCCTAGATTACAAAACTAAACTAGAAGAGCATGGCTACACTGTCACCACAGATAATGTGACAACTCGTATGGGTGATGTACTTGCTGCATTTGATCCCTATGGTTCTCACTGGTGTGTAGACTCTAAAGTATCTGAGATTCTTTCTGAGGATCTTACTGTCGAAGAAGTTGTTGTAGAAAAAGTACGTGCTCGTACTGATAGAGGTTACTACGTTAAGGATGACCCATCTACACCTGAAAATGAGGCCTGGACTACTAAAGCAGTTAAGAAAATTAAAAAATCCAAAGGAAAGAAATAATGGCTGAAAAAAAATTAGAGGGTAAGCCTCGTACTGTGGGTGCTGCAAAAAAAGCAGGATCTAAATTCTTTTATGATAAGAATGGTAATAAGAAACTTGCTGTGACTGCAGAAGAACTTAAGAAATCTGGAAAGACTCTTACACAGTGGGCTAATGACTGGAAAAAACCTGGGTCTAGTACAGCTGTAAGCAAATCCCTCCGTCCCAAAAAGAGACCACCTAGTGATGTAGAAGGCTATACACCAGAGCCAGTCACCGTAAAAGAATTAGATGATCCTTCGACTGCAAGCGGTCGTGGGAATGGAAAAGCTGAAGTTAAAAAGCGTAGATCAAAAAATAATACAACAACTACTGCTTCAAGTAATAGAGGTAAAAGTTTTGGTACAAGAGTAAGAAAGAGAAAACCAGGTGGCCCTGATCCACTAGGCCTAACTGGCAAAAAAACTTATGTAAGTGCCCTTGAAAAAAGTAAATTAACAAAACTTAAAAGTTATACCTTTAAAGAATGGGATGCAATGAGTAAAGACGAACGTAAAAAACTACGTCTTCCAATGACTGCCTACCCAGGAAGTAAAAAAATGAAGGTTGTTCAAAGACCTTTAAATATACGCCAGCCGTAGAAAGATAGATAATGACGCAATTTACCCAAGGTAGACCATCTCGTATGAGATCAGTGTACGGCCACAATGAAGGCACTACAACTGAAGATGTGTATACTTGTCCACCTAACTGTGTAGCAGAGGTTACTTTTATTCATGTTGTGAATGGGGGTAATAGCACTAGAACTGTTGTGCTAGCTTGGTATGTTGCTGCTGATGATTACACTTCTCTCTTCTTATCTGATAAGAGTCTTGCTTCAAATGCACATGTAACCTTCAGTGATATTGACCTTGTACTACAAGCTGGAGACAAAATAAAAGTTACACCATCTGGAACAGGTCACATCGACACTATCATAACTGCTACAGAAACCTTTATCCCAGTAGGGTAATAACGGGGTTGCATTATTAGCATTGGTATGTTATAACTGTTTATGTAAAACTATCCTAGCCCAAGTAAGGGTTTACTTAAATTAGGATAGAGCAATGATCAGAATTATTAAAGGTTTCGCTAACCGTGTATGGAACCGTCATATCGAACGTATGCAACAAAGAGCAGACTACTGGATACTAAACAATATGTCAGCAAAACAATTGCGTGATATAGGTATTACACGTACTGAAATAAGGCAGAAAATATATGGGCCGCAACCTCACTGAAAAACAACAGGCATTCTTGGATGCATTGTTTGAAGAAGCCGAAGGCAACCCTGTTAAAGCTCTTAAGCTTGCAGGGTATGCCGAAGGCACGTCTTCTACTACTCTCATGTCCGCTTTAAAAGAAGAAGTAGCTGAGAAAACTAAAGACTTCATCGCAACTCGTGGACCAGCAGCAGCTTGGGCTATGATGCAGGTAATGAGATCACCCACCGACTTGGGCAACAAAGAGAAGATGGCAGCTGCAAAAGACTTTATGGATCGTGCTGGTTTTGTTAAGACTGACAAGATTGAAGTAAGATCAGAAAGTCCTTTGTTTATACTGCCTCCGAAAGAAAATGAAAACTAAAACTTGGAAATTACCTAAACCTGAAGAGGTTGGGGGTGAATGGGAATGGGTACCTTTAGTAAGAGTAGGAAGATTTCTTCCATTTGGCTATAGACAAGACCCTAGTGATGCTGATATACTATTACCAGTCCCAGAAGAACTAGAGCTTTTTGAACAAGCTAAGAAACACTTAAGTCAGTACAGTTACCGTGAGGTATCTGCGTGGTTAAGTGAAACTTCTGGTAGGTATATCTCCCATGTAGGTTTGTTTAAGAGGGTTAAGATTGAGCAAAAACGTAAGGCAGCAACTTCAATCCAACGCTTCTACGCCGAAAAATATAAAGAAGCAGCTGAAAAAGCCGAAAAGCTTGAAAGCAACCGCCTTGGCAAAAGACAGCCAGTCGGAAAAAGTTCCAGCGCAGGTAAAGCCAGCACCGATTGATGTAGAAAAGGCTCAACGGGAGATTCTCTTTGAGCCTAACCCAGGCCCACAGACAGACTTCCTTGCCTCTACTGAGCAAGAGGTACTCTATGGTGGATCAGCCGGGGGCGGTAAGTCCTACGCAATGGTAGCTGATCCAGTCCGCTACTTGAATAACCCTAACGCCCAGATGCTTTTAGTTCGTCGTAGTACAGAGGAACTGAGGGAGCTTATTTCAGTATCTAAACAACTATACCCACGTGCTATCCCCGGTATTAAGTTTATGGAAAGAGATAAGACTTGGGTAGCTCCTAGTGGTGCTACTCTCTGGATGTCTTATCTTGATCGTGACGATGATGTCATGAGATATCAAGGACAGGCCTTTAATTGGATTGGCTTTGATGAGCTTACCCAGTGGGCCTCACCTTACCCTTGGAACTATATGAGGTCACGCTTACGTTCTACCTCAACCAGTGGACTACCCCTCTATATGAGAGCTACTACTAACCCTGGAGGTCCAGGTCACCAGTGGGTTAAGAAGACTTTTATTGACCCCGGTACACCTAGGAAACCTTTCTGGGCTACTGATACTGAAACTGGTGAGACTATTGCTTGGCCTAAAGGTCACTCAAGAGAAGGCCAACCTTTATTTAAAAGAAGATTTATTCCTGCTACTTTGTTTGACAACCCCTATCTTGCAGATGATGGTATGTATGAAGCTAACCTTTTGTCCCTTCCAGAGCATCAACGAAGACAGTTGCTTGAAGGAGATTGGGATGTTAATGAAGGTGCAGCTTTCCCAGAGTTTAATAGAAACATACATGTCATTGAACCCTTCGAGATACCAAACAGTTGGACAAGATTTAGAGCCGCAGATTACGGATACGGATCTTACAGTGGCATAGTCTGGATTGCAGTTGCACCTGATGAACAACTGATTGTCTATCGTGAGATGTATGTACAGAAAGTTTTAGCCACAGATCTAGCTGATATGATACTGGAAGTAGAGTCTGAAGAAAAGATACGTTACGGTGTACTCGACAGTTCTTTGTGGCACAAACGTGGTGACACTGGACCCTCTCTAGCAGAGCAAATGATTGTTAAAGGATGCCGATGGAGACCTGCAGATAGATCTAAAGGTTCTCGTGTATCAGGTAAAAATGAAATACATAGGCGACTACAAGTCGATGACTTCACAGAAGAACCTAGGTTAGTTATCTTTAATAACTGTAGGAATTTAATTTCACAACTCCCATCTATACCATTAGATAAAAACAACCCTGAAGATGTAGACACTCACGCAGAAGATCACCTCTATGACGCACTACGTTACGGTGTAATGACACGACCAAGAAGTAGTTTATTTGATTATAACCCAGCTTCAAACACAGGGTTCCAAGCAAGTGATCCTAATTTCGGTTACTAAGGAAAAATCATGGCAGAAGAAGACAACAACTTTACCAGCGACGAAATGTATATGGATGACATAGAGTCTTCTCATATTGAAGACCGTGGTGATCCAGAGGATTACAATGACCCGACTGTTGGTAACATTGTAGGATTCGTTGAACAGAAGTTCTCTAAAGCTGACACTGCACGTCACTCTGATGAGCAACGCTGGATTAAAGCATACAGAAACTATCGTGGTATCTATGGGCCAGATGTTCAGTTTACTAGTACTGAAAAGTCTAATATCTTTGTTAAGGTTACAAAGACTAAAGTACTTGCAGCTTATGGACAGATCACTGACGTACTGTTTGGCGGCAATAAGTTTCCTATCACTATTGACCCCACAACACTTCCAGAAGGTGTGTCTGAGTCTGTTCACTTTGATAGCAACCCACAGGTTGATCAGATGAGTAAGCAAGCTGGTGATGATGAGCTTCAGAAACTCATGCCCGGTGAAACCCTTGTAGACTTTAAAGAAAGAGTCGGAGGTATGCAGGGTAAGCTTTCTCCTGTAGAAGATAAACTCAAAGAAGGTCCAGGTACTACACCTACAGCCATTACCTCTCACCCTGCAATGGTTGCAGCTAAGAAGATGGAAAAGAAAATACATGACCAGCTAGAAGAGTCCAACGCCAATAAGCAACTACGTACAGCTGCTTTTGAATGCGCACTCTTTGGTACTGGTATTATGAAAGGTCCATTTGCTCTTGATAAAGAGTATCCAAACTGGGATGAAAACGGTGACTACAATCCAACCATTAAAACTGTGCCACAAACCTCTAGTGTTTCTATCTGGAACTTGTACCCTGACCCTGATGCTTCTAATATGGAAGAAGCTTCCTATATAATTGAACGTCATAAGATGTCTCGCAGCCAGCTACGTGCTTTGAAGCGTAGACCTTTCTTCCGTGAGAATGCTGTAGATGCTGCTATTGACATGGGTGAGTCCTACACTAAAGAGTGGTGGGAACAAGTCATGGAAGATGCAGGTCAGGAAACTAAATCAGAACGGTATCAAGTACTAGAGTTCTGGGGATATGTAGATACTTCTATGTTAGAAGATCATGACATTGATATTCCTAAAGAGTTAAAAGATGCAGAAGAAGTAAGCGTTAATATCTGGATCTGTAATGGACAAGTACTCCGTCTTGTAATGAATCCGTTTACTCCTTCATACTTACCTTACTATGCAGTACCCTTCGAGGTCAATCCTTACAGCTTCTTTGGTGTAGGTATTGCTGAGAACATGGACGACACACAGACCCTGATGAACGGCTTCATGCGTATGAGTGTAGACAATGCTGCACTGTCAGGTAACTTGCTCATTGAGATTGATGAGACTAACTTAGTACCGGGACAGGATCTATCTGTGTACCCCGGCAAAGTCTTTAGGCGTCAAGGGGGTGCTCCTGGTCAGAGTATCTTCGGAACTAAGTTCCCCAACGTATCTAATGAGAACATGCAGATGTTTGACAAAGCACGTCAACTCTCTGATGAGTCTACAGGCTTAGCATCATTCTCCCACGGACAGACAGGTGTATCTGGAGTAGGTAGAACTGCATCAGGTATCTCAATGCTTATGTCAGCTGCTAATGGTAGCATCAGGACTGTAGTTAAAAACGTAGATGATTATCTACTAGGTCCACTGGGTAAAGCTTTCTTTAGCTTTAATATGCAGTTTGACTTCGACCCAGAGATCAAAGGTGACTTGGAAGTTAAAGCACAAGGTACTGAAAGCCTGATGGCTAACGAAGTACGTAGTCAAAGACTTATGCAGTTTCTTGGTGTCGTTAGTAACCCAGCCCTTGCACCTTTTGCAAAAATGGATTATATTGTTCGTGAGATTGCAAAAAGCATGGACCTTGATCCTGACAAAGTTGCAAACTCTCTGGGTGATGCTGCTGTACAAGCAGAGATCCTCAAGAAATTCCAAGAAGCTAATCCACCACCAGCACCACCTCCAGGTGCACCTGCACCTCAGGGAGGCCCACAGGGTGCTCCAGCAGGGGTACAAGTACAAGACACCACTGGAAGTGGTGGAGGTCAGATAGGTACAGGTACAGCCCCAACTCCAGGTGAGCAAGGTTTCTCAGCTAATACAGGTCCAGTTCAATAATGCATAATCTTAAACCTATGGTAAATGATAGACCTATGTGGGAATCTTTTCTTGCAGAGTTACAAGAACGTCTCAATGATGTACATAGACAAATGGAACAAGCTCATACTCCCGAAGATCTATTTCGTTTGCAAGGCCAAGCAGCCTGCCTAAACAAGTTTAAATTCTTGAGGGATAAAGTTAATGGCGGAAACTAAAAAATCTCTACGTCCCAAAGCTAGACCTAAAGGATTAGGTTTAAGTTCTACTCGTCCTCGTTCACGCCCATTGTCTGATGAAGAGGGTATGGCAAAGCAAGAAGCTGCTGCAGTTAAACAAGCACAGTCCTTAGACCAAGTACGAGAGTTTGGTAACCTAGAGTTTAGAGCTGACATGGACAAACAGCTTAAGTGGAATCCCCTAGCTAGGTTGGGTTTTGAACCAGATCAATCTGTTGTTGCAAGGCCAGCTTACAATAGCCCAGAGATGTACGAGGGTATGAGGTACCCATACCGTGCTGAACAAGAGTACATTGATGACACTCTTAGCAGGGCGACTAGTGGCTCAGTTTATGCAGATATAGCAGGAAGAGTTAAGCCAGGTTTCGTTATAGTAAATTCTAACACAGCCAAAAACCCAATATGGTCCCATGAGTACACCCACGGTGGTTTAGAAAAAATAATAGAATACCTAAACGAAGATAAAGAGTACTTTAAAGAAAAGTACGGAACAGATACAGTTAAACTTTTAGAAAAAATTGAAGTTGATACAAATACAGAGAAAGGACCAAATGAAAAACTGACTGAGATGTTGGATGATATTTCTAAAGATGCTGACGTAGACATAAGTGGTAACGTAATACCTGCTGCTGGAACTGGCTTGGGTACTATGGATAAGACAAGGTCTGCTGTATCAGACCACGAAGCAAGTACAGACCGAGTTCAACTAAGAAGAAATCTAGAAGAAGGCAGGGTAAATGATGCCGATATGAGTACTAGAGTATTCTTCGAACAGAACCTACCAGGGTATGCTGGCATTTTTAAAGCTGCTGAAGACATGCTTGAAAAACAAGGTGAACCATTACCTTCTAAGAAAAGAGGTTGGGGGGAACAGAAGGCTAACAAATGGTTATCGGGTGAAGGGTTTTTCAATGAGGGTGGTGATGTAGCCACTCAAACAGAAGAAGCCTTAGGCTGGACTGCTGAGGGTAAGAAGTTTGCCGAAGCTAATCCAGTTAATATAAAAGCTCCTGAAGGATTGTCTATTAAAAATGTTCCTGCATTTGACAGGCCAATGAGTGCTGGTCCTAAAGACAAGTGGACCGGCAGACAAGATGAGCTAGGTAACCGTGAGTATAAATCACAGTTAGATGGCTCAACTTATTTTATTAAACCTGACGCTGATCAACGTACAGAACTAGAAAAAATACAGCAGGATATTATTCCAGCAGTTACAAAGTATTTAGAGAACCCAACCGCACCATCAAAAGAACAAACGATAGAGTTTTTAAAAACTGCTGCAGGAGATGCTTGGGAAACAATCAGCATTCCTGGTGATCTTGTGTCTGGAGATAAAACTCTTGGTGACATTACATTGGGCGATGTCTTTGAAATAGGTGGTAGTGCTGCTGTTGCTTCTCTTCCTATGAGTGTACCAGAGGGTTCTATGAGAACTTTTGGTGGTTCTAATCCACCTACTTATGAGCCACGTTCCGAGCCTTTAGATTCGTATAGCGGAGACGGTCTCTCACAAGAAAATCTAGATCTTTTTAATACGAACTTTATAATGTTTCGTGAACCTATTATAAAGTTTGCCGAGACTGTAGACATACCTAAGAAAGGTCTTCTAGGTTCTGAGTTTCTTACTCTAATCAAAAAGAACAACTCCATACCTGAGACTTCTCTGCAAGAGGGTATCATAGAACCTAAAAAGAGATATACTAAAAACGAACTTTTAGAAGCCATAGGCCCAGAAGAATATAGAAGTGGCACTTTTAAATCTGTTGCAAACATTGCACCGGACAAACCAAAACAATTCGAAGCATTTCAAAGACAGGGAAGAGATGCTGGATTTGAAGGTGGACGAGAACTACAGTATTTTGACATACCTATAGATACTAGTATTGGCTTTCCAGGTAAAAAATTTAAAGCCAACGAGCAACATTACAATAGTGATACGCTTGTGCACGTAAGAGGTTCTATTATTAACCCTCAAGATGGCGGTTTTGAGAACACAGATTTTTTGAAGGTTATCGGGGGAGAAGACTATCTTCTTGTAGAGGAGATTCAATCTGACCTTTTAACTAAGGGTTTCGTAAGACCTAAAAATAAATTTGATGCAGATTTTTCAAATGCTACTGATGACTTCAGTCGATTTAAAATGGTGTCATATGGAGAAGCTTTTGGTTCTATAGATAAAGAAATTAAAAGTGTAGTTAAAGAACTTGAAATTGATGTCGGTAAGAAAACTACAGATTTAATATACTCTATACTAGATCGTCCTTTTTCAAGGACTCATACCCCTAAAGAAACTACTGCCTTGCTGAATTACCACGAGTTAATACAAAAAAAATTAACTGATAAAAAAATAGATAACGAAATAGGTACTTTAGAACTAGACAGTATTTATCAAGCGTACCTAACAAATAAAAAGATCTCTGATACCTATTCAAACCCTAACGATATTGGCCTCCCCCCAATAAGAAAAAATAAACAGGCCGTAGACGAAGCTTTAAAAATACTTATAGCTAAAGCAGCGCAGTCTGATGTAACTAAGATAGTCATACCCCCAGCTGAAAGAATTGCATTAGCAAGAGGTAGGAAGTTACAAGAAGAAAAAGGTGACCGATTTTACAGGACGTATGTTACTGATCTTCAAAAATCTTTAAGTGAGCTTCAGGACAATTACCCTGTTAAAATATATAGAGAAGAGTTACCATACAAAAGACATGAAGACTTTGTAGGTTTTGTATCAGAAGAAATAGTAGATGAACCGGGTTTTGAAAAAACTCGTGTAAACACCAGTACAAGTAAAATAGGTACAATAATTGATATTACAGAACTAGTAGATAAATACAAAGTAGAAAAACCAAGACAGTTTGCCCAAGGAGGCGTAGTAGAAGACATGAATAGACAAATGGAAATGTTCGCAGTAGGTGGACTTAGCGACGATGGCATGACCCGTGACCCAGTGTCAGGTAATGATATTCCCCCAGGTTCTATGGCAGAAGAAGTACGGGACGATATCCCAGCACAACTCTCTGAGGGTGAGTATGTCGTACCTGCTGATGTTGTACGTTTCTTTGGTGTAAAATACTTTGAAGATCTACGCATGGAAGCTAAAATGGGCTTGTCAAACATGGAAGCTAATGGTAGAATAGGTGGTGAACCTGTTCCTTCCGGTGGTCCTATGGCTGGTCCTACTGAAGGTGCTCTCACTCCAGAAGAGATGGCAGTACTCTCTGACATGGGTATGAACGTAGGTGGATTTGTGCCACAACAACCTCCTGTACAAGCTATTGGTAATGCTCAGCAAGGTATGGACAGAGGTTATGCCCCAGGTGGTCAAGTTGTTCCTATGCCTGGTCCTACTGAAAGCCTTTCAACAGAAGCAGCAGTTGTTGCCCCTACATATAACCAACCACCAAGCTTTAATACAGAAGACTACGGGCTTGGATTTAGTGTCTTTGGACAACCATCTAGTACAGCTACAACGCCTGGTAAATTTACTACAGTTACTTTGTATGGCCCTAATAAAGAAGTAATGACACTTACTTTACCAACCCAACAGGCTGAGTACGATGGGCTTATTTCTGAAGGTTACACTACACAACCACCAGGTACAGTTGCAAATATTGAAAAGGACAACAGTCCTCCTATTATTCCTACAAATAGTGATACAGGTAAAGGTGGTAAGAAATTTAGCGAGATGGATGTAGCTGAAATAACAGAAGCCTACAATGACAACTTAAAAGCACGTACAGTTCTGACAGGAATGTCTTTAGTTAATCCTATCTTTGGTAGTATTGGTGTGGCAGTAACTAACTATGCACAAAAACAAATTATAACACAAATGAATAAACTAGAAGTTAAAGTCCCTGAAGACAAGGGCTTTCTTTCTAATCTTGGGGGCACTATCAAAGATATATTTGGTACTGGTGATAAAGATCCGAAAAAATCTGCTGTTAGTACTAGCACTGAAACAGCACCTGCAATATCTCTAAGACCTAAGCCAAGACCCCCAGTGCTTGAGGAATCTGACGATGGTAAGCCTGCAGACTTTGGGGGTACGGTAGAGGCCGCTGAAATTTCTGCTGCAGCAAAAGCATCTAAGACTCCTGAAAATCTACAAAAAGTAAAGGCCAAAAGTGAAGCTGCTTACAAAGCTGCAACGAGTACTAAAAAAGAATTAGATTCTACATATGGAAGTGGGTTAAATAAAGGCGGCTTGATGAAAAAAAAGAAAAAGAAGAAGTAACCACTACCATAAAACTATAAGGCTACCCAGCAATAATGCTGGCCCCAACATAAGGAAGACAATATGTCTGAAATGACTCAAGTAGAACCTCAGAAAACAGCTGGCTTTGTAGACCGTGGGTTTAACCACTCTAAACGTAAAGCTCAGATTGAGAATGAAGAAAAAGAAATTGCTCGTCTTGAAGCTATTCAACGAGGGGAAGAAGAACCCGATGAAGAGCAGGCAGTAGAACCTGAGGATCAAAAAGAAGAGGTACAGGCTAAACAAGAACCTGAAGAGGATGACTCTAAGCTAGCACCTGAAGAACGTACCTTTAAGAAACGATATGGTGACCTACGGCGTCACATGGAAACTAAAGAAAAAGAGTGGGATGATAAGTTTGAATCCCTAAAGAGTACTGCAGAACGTAAGGGTATTGTTCCACCTAAGTCCGATGAGGACATCGAGAAGTGGGCAAAGGAATACCCCGATGTAGCTGGTATAGTAGAGACTATTGCTGCTAAGAAAGCAAAGGAACTCTTTGATAAAGCTGATGCTAGGCTACAGAAGATTGACGAAGCAGAGGCAGATGCTTACCGACTTAGATCAGAGGATGCTATCAGAGAAGCTCACCCTGACTTTGATGATCTTCGTAATGGAGACTCATTTCATGACTGGGCAGATGCACAACCTAAGTGGGTTAAGGATGCTCTCTATGAGAACATGGATGATCCAGCTTCAGTTGTTCGTGTCATCGACTTATACAAATCAGATAATGGTCTTACTAAAGACCGTAAGAAAGCTACGAGTAAGGCAGCAGCCACTTCGATAGCTAGAGGTTCTAGAACTAAAGTAGACGCTGAAGGATCTTCCCAGCAGATTAAAGAGTCTGATGTGGCAAAAATGTCTGCTTCTGAGTTCGAAAAACGTGAAGAAGCTATCACAGACGCCATGCGTAATGGAAAATTTGTCTATGATATTACGGGTTCTGCACGATAACCTGTTGACATCAGTCATGTCATCAGTATAACTAGAGGTCAAGTGTGGGCCTTCTACATAGAACTACCCCACCTTTATACTTTCCTTCACATTAAAAAGCTAAAACATCGGAAGACTTACCTGTCAAAGTATAGGCCCAGTTTTACGTGATCGGCCAAATCACGTTTGTCTGCACCCTAGAAACACTTCAGCCTCTTCGTCTTGTACAGCTTCTTTGAGTTAGGGTGTATACCTTACACTCGTATACATCTTTGAATCATAAGCCAAACATTCTAGGAGAATTACAATGGCATTCGCAACAACAGGTGGACACGGAAACTTGCCCAATGGCAACTTCAGCTCCATAATTTATTCCAAAAAAGTACAACTCGCATTCCGCAAATCTACAGTATCTGGTGATATCACGAACTCTGATTATTTTGGGGAAATTGCAAATCAAGGCGACACCGTCAAAATCATCAAAGAACCTGAGGTAAGCGTTTCAGCCTATACACGTGGTGCTCAGATCACCGCACAGGACTTGGATGATGCAGACTTCTCGTTGACCGTAGATAAAGCTAACTACTTTGCTTTTAAAATGGACGATATCGAGGAGGCTCACAGCCACGTCAATTTCATGGATCTTGCTACCAACCGTGCGGCTTACCGCTTGGCTGATCAGTACGACCAAGAAGTATTGGGCTACTTGGCAGGTTACAAGCAAACTGCTTTGAACGCCTCTGCTGATGCAGTAAACGACCAGACTAACGGAACTCTAGCAGTCTCCACAGCTGGTACAGATGAACTTCTGACTAATATGAAGTTGATCAAAAGTAGCTTCGGTAACATTACAACGTCATCCGCTGGTGATCATTCGATTCCAGTAGCTGCTCGTTTGCCGGGTGCAACTGCTCTTCCAACTGCATACGCTTCACCAGCAATGGTTGTTGCTCGTATGGGTCGCCTTCTTGATCAACAGCAAGTTGATACACAAGGTCGTTGGCTGGTAGTAGATCCAGTATTTATGGAAATCCTCCGTGACGAAGACTCACGTCTTTTTAACGCAGACTTCGGTGAATCTGGTGGCCTTCGTAATGGTCTTGTCTTGAATAACTTCCACGGCTTCCGTGTATATACTTCAAGCAACTTGCCTTCAGTAGGTACTGGTTCAGGTACAACTGGTACAGCAAACCAAAATACTAACTACGGTGCTATCGTAGCTGGTCATGATTCTGCTGTAGCAACTGCCGAGCAAATCAACAAAACTGAAAGCTATCGTGACCCTGACAGCTTCGCTGACATTGTTCGTGGTATGCATCTATACGGTCGCAAGATCCTTCGTCCTGAAGGCATTGTAACCGCTAAATATAACGCAGCATAAGGGAGGATAAACTTATGGCTACTTTAACTACATTTTTAGCACCCACTCGTGGAGCAGGTAATCCTTCACGTAAACCCTACATGATCGAAAATACAATTGACCTTACTTCAAGTGCAATTGATTGTTCATCTGGTGACATTGTTCAAGCACTTACTGTGCCTGGTTCACACGTCATTCTATGGACTGGTGTGCAAGTTATGGAAAGTGCAACTCAAAATACTGGTACAGATGCTACCATTCTTTTGGGTACAGCGGTTGACCCTAACGAGTACATCACTGCATTTGATATTGATGGTGCTGCAGATCTTGCATATGCACCAACAGTAGCTCAAGCAGGTGTCCTTGTCAATGCTTCTGCAGATACATTGGACCTAACCTTTGCTGGTTCTGGTGCAAGTTTCACTGCTGGTAAACTTCGTGTGTTTGCTATGTTGATGGATGTTTCTGAAGTTGGTGTTCACACTGCTGCAACAGCAGCCCGTGACAACACTTAAATAACTAAATATTGGGGCTGGCTTATGCTGGCCCCATTATTGTATCTTAAGGAAACTCAGAATGGCTACATACGTACAGCTTATAAATGAATTGCTAAGACGATTAAATGAAGTCACACTGGAGGTTTCTGGCGATGGCTTTGATACCGTTCGTAACGTACAGGCTCTTTCTAAAGATGCTATCAATAGTAGTACACGTGCTATTTTACAAGATGGTCAAGAGTGGCCTTTTTTAAAACAAACTTACGTACAGACACTTACAATAGGTACTAGTCAATACAGTTTTCCAGCCGATATGGCTTCAGTTGACTGGGGTACTTTTTACCTTAAAAAATTAACCTCAGCAAATAACCAACCAAGAAGACTTTCTCCTATCTCCTATGAAGAATACATCTCTCGTTTTAGACAGGCCGATGATAATGCCAATCAAACTACAGGAGTCTCTGCACCAGAATATGTGTATCAGACACAAGAATCTAAGTTTGGTGTTACACCAATTCCAGATAAGGCTTATCAAATAGAATATATTTATTGGTCTTTTCCTGCAGACCTTACACTCTATGATGATACGTCTATTATACCGGACAGATTTAAACACGTTATTATTGATGGTGCTATGATGTACATGATGCGTTTTAGAAGTAACGAACAAAGTGCAGCTATTCACCAACAGAATTTCCAAGAGGGTATTAAAGCAATGCGCCGTATTCTACTTGACGATAAGATTTCTTTACGGTCAACTGTTCTTAATAGGACATCAATGAATGGCTGATAATTTAGCCTCATATAAAGTTTTTTGTGCTGGTGGTCTTAATACTAGCCGTGATGTGTTGTCACAAGGTGAAACACAACCTGGTTCAGCTATTACTTTAATTAACTACGAGCCAGCGGTTACTGGTGGCTATCGTAAGATAAGTGGCTATAGTAATGATTATGGCACTATTGGTGGCACAGGTAATGTACTAGGTGTAGCTGTTGTTGATGGAATACATGATGGTATTTTTGGAGCACGAAAGCCTAGCTCCGGTAACAACTACTTACACAGATGGAATCCTTCTGGTGATGGTAGCTGGGTTGCTATAAACTCTAGTCTAGTTGCTAATGATAGGGATGGTGTATGTGCTGCACAAACTACTAGCGGCTCAGCTAACCTAGTTATTAATGGTACTTTACACTCAAGCAACACAATTAACTTTACAACTGCTGCATCCCTACAACCTAGAAAAGTTACTATCTTTTCTGCTGGTGGAGATGTATCAGGTGTATCTTTTACTATTACAGGCACGGACTACTTAGGCACCGCTCTTGTTGAAATAGTAACAGGTCCAGCTGCAGATGCTACAGTAACAAGTACAAACTTCTTTAATACTATTACACAGATAGCTGCGGGTGGTGCTGTTACAGGCAATATTGAAGTAGGGTCAGGTGCTGGACAATACAGACCTACTGCACCTACAATGACAGGTGTAACTAAAGTAAGATTCCTTAAGTACAACTGGTCAGGCCCAAAGATTATTTTAACTGACGGAATAAACCCTGCTGCTACTTATGATGGCTCAAACTACATTCAAGTAACAGACAGTAATGCCCCAAATAGCCCTAAGTTTTCTGCTTCCTTTGCAAACCATATGTTTTTAGCTGGTGATCCAACAGATAATTTTAACCTATACTTTAGTGCTCCCCTAAGTGAAACAGACTTCTTATCAGCTAATGGTGCGGGAGTTATTAATGTTGGGTTCCCTATTGTCGCAATAAAAGCCTTCCGTGATCAACTTTATATCTTTGGAACAACTAATATTAAGAGGCTTGAAGGTAACAATTTAGCCAACTTTACTCTAAAAGAAGTAACAGATGATCTGGGTTGTATGGCTTCAGATAGTATCATTGAAGTAGGTGGTGATCTACTATTTCTTTCACAGGATGGTCTTCGTCCTATTTCTGGCACTGCTAAAATTGGTGACGTAAACTTAGAAACTGTCTCAAAAGACATCCAATCTATTTTTACCGACCTTGTATTTAGTGTAGACCTTGAAAAAATAGATGCTGTAGTTATCCGACAGAAGACTCAGTTCCGTATTTTTCTTGGTGCTTCTGATGGTCAAGGTGTTATAGGTGGCTTCAGACAATCACCCAATGGTCTCCAGTTTGAGTACGGTCAAATGTTAGGGATCTTCACTACTTGCGCTGCTAGTGGCTATGTAGATGAGTCTGAGTTTGTTATTCACGGGGATAGTGGTGGTAAAGTCCATAGACAAGAACAAGGTAATGACTTTGATGGTGAGCCAATCTTTAGTATATTTCAGACACCTTTCTTTCATATGCAAGACCCAGAACAAAGAAAAATATTTTACACAGTAGCTACTTATCTTCGTTCTGAAGGCGACAATGAAATTGTTATGTCTGTTCTGTTTGACTACGAGGATGTAGATACACTCAGTCCTAGCAACTTTACACTAGTAACACAAGGTGCAGCAGCCTATTTCAACGAGGCTCTGTATGATAGTACAGCAATCTTTGATGGTAATCCTGCACCTGTTAGACGAACAAACATCTCAGGTTCAGGAAAATCTGCAGCAATTAAATATGTAACAAATGATACAAACGCATCACACAGTGTACAGGGCATAGTGATTACGTTTGGAGTAGGAGATAGGTTGTAACATGGCAGGATATACAAGACAGTCTGCAGCGGACATAACTGCTAATGCGGTTATTAAAGCTGCACCAGTAAATGCAGAATTGAACGCATTACTTGCTGCTTTTAATGCAAGCACTGGTCACAAACATGATGGGACTACTGCAGAGGGTGCTTTTGTTCCTGTACTAGGGGATGCAGATGGCTTAAATAAAATAGTTGTTGATACTACTAATAATAGGCATGGGGTCTTTGTCGAGGTAAGTGGCTCTGCAGTAGAGCAGATACGTATTTCAGATGGTCTTATAGCTCCCGTTACTGATAATGATGTTGATCTAGGTGGATCTACTTTAGAGTTTAAAGACTTACACCTAGATGGCACTGCTCATATTGACACGCTAGACGTTGATGCAAACGCTGGTATTATTGGTGCGCTTACCGTAACGGGTGTTACAGCCCTTAATGGTGGCTTGACTATGGACAGCAATAAGTTTACTGTTGCAAACACCAGCGGTAACACAGCCATTGCAGGTACGCTTGCAGTAACTGGCGCTACAACCTTAGCTGCTACTTCCTTTGGCGATGCTAACATTACTAACGTGGGTAATATTGCTCTTGATAGCATTACGGCTGATGGTTCAACTATTACAATTACTGGCAATACTACCTTCGCTGATGGTGCTTTTGACTTTAACATTGCTTCACACGATACCTCAAATGGTTTAAAACTAGGTGGTACATTAGTTACAGCAACCGCTGCTGAGCTTAATATCTTAGATGGTGTCACATCCACTGCAGCAGAACTAAACATACTTGACGGTGTAACATCTACGGCTACCGAACTTAACATACTAGATGGGGTTACTGCTACAACTGCAGAGTTAAACTATCTTGATGTAACTACACTTGGTACATCTGAAGCATCTAAAGTTGTTACAGTAAATGCTAGTGGTGACTTGATTGTACCTGACAGTGACAAGTTTAACTTTGGTGCTGGCAGTGACATGGCACTGTACCATGATGGAACTAACTCTTATATCACCAATAAAACAGGTGCGTTAAAAGTTGCTACAGAAACATCTGGCATTGCAATAACTATTGGTCACACTACATCAGAAGTAACAGTAGCAGATAACCTTACAATTACAGGTAACTTGACTGTTGGCGGTACACAGACAATCGTAGATACAGTCACGATGAATGCAGCTAATGCTATTGTGTTTGAAGGTGCTACTGCTGACGATCACGAAACTACACTGACCATTGTTGACCCAACAGCAGATCGTACAATTAACCTGCCCAACCAAAGTGGTACTATTCCAGTACTGGCTGCAGCAAGTAACACAGCTATTACCGCTACACCTGCTGAGCTAAACATAATGGATGGCGGAACTAGTGTTACCTCTACTACATTAGCTGATGCTGATGGTGTTGTAGTCAATGACGCAGGTACTATGAAGCAGGTCGCTATGAGCGACATTAACACTTATATGCAGAATAACTTGAACACGCAAGCAAATCTAACTACAGTTGGTGCGCTTAATGCTGGTTCTATTACGTCAGGCTTTGGTACTATTAACATAGGGTCTTCCGCCTTCACAACTACAGGTGCGGTAAACTTTGGTTCTCTGAATGACGGTACTATTGGAGTTACAGCTTTTGTTGATGAAGACAACATGTCATCCAACAGTGCCACTCTTATACCAACACAACAGAGTGTAAAAGCTTACGTGGATACTGTAGCAGGTGCGGCTAATAACGTTACTGGTCTTACATCTACAGGTGCAGAGCTTAACATACTAGACGGTGCTACAGTTACTACAGCAGAGCTTAACATTCTTGACGGTAGTGAAACTACACAAGCTACAGTCACTCTGGTCGGCACAGACGGTGTTGTAATTAGTGATGCTGATGTGATGAAACAAGCACTTGTATCTGACTTTGATACATATATGGCAACTACAACTAAAACTCTTACTAACAAGACATTGACAAGTGCTATACTTAATGGTACAACTCTTGTTGGTGGTGACTTTATTACAGCCTCTAATGCTGATCTTGACTTAGCTCCACATGGGACAGGTACAGTTGTTGTAAGAGGCAATAGTAACTCAGGTGCAATAGTATTTAACTGTGAAAGCAATAGTCACGGACAGAAGGTCTCTGGACAGCCACACTCTGCAGGTGTTACAAATACCTTAATGCTACCAGCAGGTGCTAACTCAACGTTAGTATCTCTTGTATCTACAGATACACTTACTAATAAAACTTTAACGTCCCCTAAAATTAATGAGGATGTAGCAGTAACTTCTACAGCTACAGAGTTAAACATACTTGATGGTGTAACATCCACTACAGCAGAGTTAAACATTTTAGATGGTGTCACTTCTACTGCAGCAGAACTTAACATACTAGACGGTGTAACAAGTACCGCTGCAGAACTAAACATTCTTGATGGTGTTACATCTACCGCAGCAGAGCTTAATATACTTGATGGTGTAACCTCCACTGCTGCAGAACTTAATGTACTAGATGGCATTACTGCAGTAGTTGGTGAGCTTAATGCATTAGACATTGGTAGCACAGCAGTGGGTACAGCAGTTGCTTCTAAGGCTGTAATACTAGACTCCAACAAAGACTATGCAGGAATGCGTAACGTTACTACAACAGGACTATTTAAACCTGTCACATACCAAGAGACATATGTATCAAAGAGTGCAGCATCTACAGTAACCTGTGATCTAGCTACAGCTAATCACTTTGCAGTTACTCTGGATCAAAATACTACGTTTGCATTTAGTAACCCACCCGCTAGTGGTACTTCGTTCTCGTTCATACTTCTCGTTACCCAACACAGCACCGCCGTAACACTAACATGGCCTAACACCGTTGATTGGGCAGGTGGTTCAGCACCTGATGCTGCAGGTAATAATGAAGTGCAAGCTTATGGTTTTGTAACCAGAGATAACGGAACGACTTACTACGGTTTCCTTGGAGGAACAGCTATTGGGTAACTCATTTGAAAAGGTATTTATAGGTAACGCTGGTACTGCCGCTGGTGGTGGTGGCCTTGATATTGATGATGTGTTCAGCACTTATTTGTATACTGGAAATAGTGGTTCTCAAACGATCACTAATGGCATTGACCTTACTGAAGGTGGTTTGGTTTGGACTAAATCTCGATCTAATACTTACAGCCACGGCCTTTACGATACTGAGCGTGGGGCTACAAAAGAGATAAAAAGTGATGCCAACACAGCCGAAAGCACTGACAACGGCGTTACTGCATTTAATGCCAATGGTTATAACGTTGGAAATAGATTTACAACAAATACGAATGCCAAAACCTACGTCTCTTGGACATGGCGGAAGGCCCCTAAGTTTTTTGATATTGTTAAATATACTGGAAATGGTGTTAATGGTCGGACTATTAGCCATAATCTAGGGTCTGTTCCCGGTATGATTCTAATTAAAGGTCTAGATACTACCTTTTCATGGCATGTTTTTCATAGAAGTTTACCTACTGAAACAGGTGACTTTCCATACACATTAAGTTTGGACACAACTGCTGCTCAGGCTGGAAGTCAAACGTATTATGGGTCAGGTATTACCAGTACAGAGTTTAAGATAAACAGGTACAATGCAGTTAATCAAGCTAATAAAGAATACGTTGCGTACATCTTCGCACACAACGATTCGGACGGTGAGTTCGGACCTGATGGTGACCAAGATATTATCAAGTGTGGTAGTTATACTGGTAATGGTTCCTCACAAGATATTAACTTAGGTTTTGAGGCTCAATGGGTAATGTTTAAGCCAGCTTCCGTAGCAGGCAACTGGAATATCATGGACGTTATGAGGGAGATGCCAACAAGCGGTGAGAATGCAAAACGCCTTCGCCCAAACGACTCCGGTGCAGAATCAACTCTAAACCACTTATATGGAACGAGAGCTTTAGCAACAGGCTTCACTATTCTTGGACAAACAATTGCAGATTTTAATAAGGACGGAGAAGATTATATCTACATGGCAATTCGCCGTGGCCCACTAGCTGTGCCTACTGATGCGACTAAGGTGTTTAACACTGATGTGGCGGATAGTACCGGCTTGGCTGCTACATTTCCTATAGACATGTCCATATTTGGTGGCAGAACAGGGACTGATAAGTTTTATGCTATGGACAGGATCAGAGGAGGTAACTATTCTTTCACTAATACCACGGCGGCTGAGCTTTCTAATGCAGCGTTTAATATGTTTCAAAACGGCTCTGTTTATTATGCATATAGAGATGCTCTAGACACCAATTATCTAGGTTGGCTATGGAGACGTGCTCCAGGCTATTTTGATGTGGTTGCATACAGCGGTACAAATTCTGCAAAAACTGTAGGCCATAACTTAACAGTCACGCCCGAAATGATGTGGGTTAAGTCTAGATCAAATGCTAATAGGTGGACGGTTTTTCACAAAGATATGGGGCCAACTAAACGTGCGTTCTTAGATTTGACACAGGCTTTTGATACAGGTTCAGGTATATGGAATAACACTGCTCCAACTTCTACAGTATTTACTGTAGGTACTGATTCTAATACAAACTATAACGGACATACATTTATAGCCTACTTATTCGCAACTGCCCCCGGTGTGTCGAAGGTGGGTTCCGCAAGCCACTCTGGAACAACAAACGTGGACTGTGGCTTTACGTCAGGAGCAAGATTTGTGATGCTAAAACGTACTGACGCAGCAGGGGCTTGGTACGTCTGGGACAGTGTTAGAGGTATCATAGCTGGAAACGATCCGTACCTTCTGCTGAACTCAACAGCGGCTGAAGTTACAAACACAGACTACATTGACCCGCTCAATGCAGGCTTCACAATCTCAGATGCTTTTACTGACGGTAACTATATCTTCTACGCAATTGCATAGAGTAATCAAGATAACAATCAAACTCATCTGAAAGGATCAATCTTATGGGCGAATACAGACACACAGAAACAGGCGAAGTTAAAACTCAGGGCGCATGGCGTGGGTTAAACAAACATAGGTCCATGCCACGGGTATGGAATGTTAATGTGCTAGAAGCTCTTAGCCTAGAGGCTGTACTTGCATCTCCAGCGGCTACTATATCACAGTATCAAACATCTGTTCGTGATGGCGTAGAGCAAGATTCATTAGGCAACTGGGTTGAGAAGTATGTTGCCAGAGATATGTTTGCTGATACTACTGATGATGATGGTGTAACTACTACTAAGTCAGAGCATGAGACTGCATATCAAACTGGCCTTGATGCCGTTACTGCAGCTTCGGTTCGTACTAAACGTGATACACTACTTGCTGAAACGGATTGGACAGGTATGTCCGATGTAACAATGGCTTCCGCTATGACTACTTACCGTCAAGCTCTTCGTGATATTACTGACCATTCAGACTTTCCCAATCTTGAGGAATCTGATTGGCCTACAAAGCCATAAGTTATGTCAGAAGTAACCATCACACATGATGAGCTAGAAGCAATGCTGGACCGTGCAGCTAGGCGTGGAGCTAAGGAAGCTCTACGTTCTATCGGTCTACTTGACGATGATGCACACAGAGACATTACAGAAATGCGTAGCTTGATTGAAGCTTGGCGTGATACTCGTAAATCTATCTGGACAACAGCAATAAAAGTAACCACTGTCGCCGTACTGACGTTTATCGCAGGCGCAGTATACATGACAATGGATAAATGAAGGTAGAATAACATGGCAATAGATGTAAGTGAATTTCAAGCGGCTGTAACTCAAACTGATATAGACACTCACAGGCCCAGCGCAGCTAATTATAATCCTAGCACCAAACCTAACATGCGAGAGTTAGGTATGATCAACGCAGGGTTAAATCCAGGCAGTGCTTCTGACCACGCCACTTACCAAGCTGCCCTTGTGGCAGGGTATGCCGCTCCCGACTCAGATATAGGTAAAGCAATATCCGCAAGCAATGCGGCTGCAAGCGAGGCTCTTTATGGTGTTGTAGGTTCTAATACAGATACACGCAACTGGGAGGCTATCCAGTCTGCTGCCTCAGCAGGCGCAGATATTAACCAAGTAATAGGTGCAGCTACTAACGCAATGTATGGAGGGGTTACACCACAGCTTGTAAATGGTGCTCTGGTGCTGGTCAGCGGTAACGGTCAAGTTCTTCGTGGGGTAAGCCCTAAAAATACTAAAGCATTTCAAAAAGAATTAACTAAGTTTGGTGTAAGTGACACTGAATGGGGTAATACTCTTGCCACTCAGTTTGATACCTACAGGACATCACAAACTGAAGCTCAGGCAACATTCCAAGGCATTATAAATGACCCTACCTCAACGGCTCAGGAAAGGGCTGACGCACAGATAGGAATAGATAGATCTATAAAAATAGT